GCAGGGCCAGACGTTCAAACGATCACGAGGATCAACATTGTTATCGGCTTGGCTGCTTCGGGGACCGACACGCTTGCATGAGTTGAGGCTTGCAACATCAGAAGGTTGAAACGGTGAAGCGGTGTTGAGGCAGCCATCGGCCAGCCTGCCGGACTTGGCGCACAGGCGAGCGGCGTGGTCGCGATACATCCAGTCGTGGGCGATCAGCCATGTGATAAGCAAGCGTTCGCGGATGCCAAGCAGCTTGGCGGCGTTGCGGACGTTGTGCTGGCCTTCGTGGCTGGCGAAGCGTTCCAGCGCGGCCACCTTGGGGGCGTCCTCGGAGACTTTGTGTTCCAGGGCTTCGATGCGGTCGGCTTGGTCGGCGGCCAGTCGCAGGGCTTCGGCCATGGTCTTGGGCAGTTTGAACTCGGCCAGTGCGGTTTGTTGTTCCAGTTCATGCCAGCGGTCTACCAACCGGGCGGTGAACTCGGGCGAGAGCTGGGCCACGACCACGATGCTGTCGCGCTTGCCGCGTTCGCCGGTGAATCGGTACACCTGCGTGGCGCGTGGACGACCAAGGGCATCAGTGCCGGGTTCGTCCTCAATTTGAGGATGGACGACAATCTCTTGTTCAATCAGGGCTTCGATGGTGCGCTTCACGTTGTCGTGGCGCTTGCCAACAAGATCGGCAATCTCGGCGCTGGTGATGCTGACAGCTTGGCCGTTGGTCATTGTGACAAGGGCGTTCATACGGAAACCTCCATGGCGGTGGCGGGCAGCGCGGATGGGAATTGGGTTTCGATCTGGTCACGCACGGCGCAGGCGGTGGCGGCGAAGGCCTGCGAGAGGCTGCGAATCATGCGCAGTTGAGCCATGTGGTGCGGGGTGAGGACTTCGCCCAGGGTGGTTTCGGCAATGGCATCGAGTGCGATGTCCACGTCCAGGGTGGGCTTGGGGTAGCCGCTGAGTGCGGCATCGGCGACGCGGCGGGCGAGGTACTGGCGGGTGATGGCCATCATTTCGACGGCGAAGGCGGCAGATTTGGCGTCAATCGCAGCATTTACGGCATCGGGCAGGGCGACGGGATCGGCGCCGGATGCTTCGATGGCGGTGCGAATGCTGGTGGCGGTGAGGGCCGGGATCGCCGGTGTGGTGGGTTTGGGCGTGGTGGCGTAGCTGCCTGTTTTGCGGATGGATGGCAGCACGGTGCCTGTGACCCAATCGGAAAAGGGAACGGCTTCGGGCTTGCGCGAGCGCAGCACGAGGCGGTACAGGCCGGATTCGTTGATGAGGGTGAGGGCGCGAGCCTGCTCGGTGCCGTTGGAGCTGGTACGCACAATCTGCGTATCAGCTTTCTGGTGGTCGCCCAGATGCCGGGTAGCGTCCGGCGCGTTGCGATAGCCGAGTGCTTCGGCAACATCGGTGGCAACAAACCACGGCTCGCCGTCCTGCATGACAATGCGGACGGGGTGATTGCGGAAGTTAAATGGGGTGACGGACTGCGACATGATGTGCTCCTTGCTGAGGCTGATGAGCCTTGCGGGAGCACTTCTAGATGCGGCCCGCAAGGTGGCGGGAAGGCTAGAAGCCGAAGCAAGTCGGCGGGCGGTATTCCCCTTTCGGGTGTTGTATTCCCGCCACCCTTCCCGCCGTAGAGCACGGACGGGCACAAAAAAACCGCGTGTCGGTTCGCGGATGCCGCTTGCTTCGGAGCTTCTAGACTCCTTGCCGCAGACGGTACGCCAGTGCGCTTGCCGCGTCAACCTGGCTTGCTTTACTGTAATCGAATGATTACAGTGTGTAGCATGTACACGATCAAGCAGACCGGCGCGTTCACCGCATGGATCGACGGGATCAAGGATGGCCTGACGCGCCGTCGCCTTGGCCGCAGGCTGGAAAAGGCCGAACGCGGCAACTTTGGCGACGTGGCACCGGTCGGCGATGGGGTGAGCGAGATGCGCGAGCATTTCGGCCCCGGCTGGCGCATGTATTACGTGCAGCGTGGAGCGGTGCTGATCGTGATGCTGGGCGGTGGCGACAAGTCCACGCAGGATCGGGACATCGCCGATGCGAAGAAACTGGCCGCAACCTTGGAGGATTGACGCATGACCAAGATTTCCGAACTCAAAACTTTCGACATGGCTGAAATGCTCGACAGCGAGCAAGCCATTGCCGAATACCTGACCATCGTTCTGGAGGAAAACGACCCGTCCGAGCTGGCGCGTGCGCTTGGTACGGTGGCCCGTGCACGCGGCATGACCCAGGTGGCCGAAGGCGCTGGTATTGCGCGCGAAGCACTTTACAAGGCCCTGCGCGCCGACGCACAGCCGCGTTTTGAAACCATCCAGCGCGTAATGGCGGCGCTGGGCGTGCGCTTGACGGCAGTTCCGGCTTGATGGCGTGGCGGGATTCATGGGTGTTGGCTTATGGATCGATACTTGGTTCTGACGTTGCGCCGTCTTCGGCGTCGCATTCGGGCGGCATTGGCATTGGCAACGGCATGAGCCAACTGTCTGAGGGCGATTCCTGCTCCACGGCCTGTTGGCCGAGTGGCTCGTAGGCGTTGAACAGGGGCGTGCCGGCGGCGCCGTGAAAGTGCATGCTGCGGTGATCGGCGCGGTCGATGGTGAGCATGTGCTCCATGAACCAAGCGCGAGCCTCGGTGATCGAGTTGGCTTCGACCAGGACAACGGCAGGCCCGCCATCCGGGATGTCGATGGTGATGAGGTAGGGGTTGAGTCGTGGGGTGCGGGTGCGGGGTTCGGGTTCAGTCATTGCCGGTGGCCTTGGTGTGTTGGTTGCGGGGAGTGGTTGGGCCGTGGAATGGCGCAGCCTTTCGCCATGACCTGCGGGCTGCCACGTCACGGATGGTGGCCGTGGTGCATCCATACCGGGTGGCGAGGTGGCGCACGGTGTTTGCGCTGACACCGGCATCGCGCATGGTTCGGCGAATCTCTCGGACATCCTCGGGCAATAGCTTGGAATTGCTGCCTTGGCGCACGTTCTCGGCCTGTGTGCCGATGGCCAAGTGAAAGGGGTTGACGCATCCAGGCGTGCCGCAGGTGTTGAAGCACACCATGCCTTCGGGAATTGGCCCCATGAGGACCAGCCAGACCCAGCGTGCCGCAGGGTAGGTCTTGCCCAAGAACGTCTTGTTGCCGCCACCGTCTTCGGTGCGGTGACCGATCCACTCCCAGCAATCGCCGGGGTTCCGTGGGCGCTTGACCAGTTGGCCAAGTGCGAAGCCTGTGGGCGGTGGCATCAGCGAGCCTCCGAAGATGAGGCACACGGCGCGGCAGTAGGGGGGAGACGTGGGGAGTCGTCCTGCCGCGCCGTGGCCTCAGACCAAAGGTGTTGAAGGTGTTTGATGATGGCGATGCCGCGCTGTTCGCGTTGGCGGAAGGCCAACGGGTCGGCCTGGCGATAGGGTTTCACCCGATCGGCGTAGCTCGACAGGCGACGGCCAAGGATGTGCTGGGTGTAGGTGATGGTGTGCATGTCAGGGGTCATCACTCGGCCTCACTGAGGTGAAACACGGCGTTCAACCGATCCAGAAGCAGGCGCAATTCGCCGCTCATCAGGGCGAAGGTGGCGGCCATTTCAGCTTCGATGGACTCGTGGTCATCGCTGTCGAGTTCTGCCGTGGCGGATTCCAGGAACCTGAGCTTGCGGATCGCCATACCTTCATCCAGCACGAACGACAGGCGATCACAAAACGTCAGGGACAGGCGGACACACTGCTTGCCTGCTTGCAGGTGCCCATGGATTTCGTCGGCGTCGGCTTCTTGCCTGCGGAACTTGCCGATGGCACCGCCATCTACAGGCTCGATCAGTTCAAACTCATCACCCAAGGCGAAACCATCCGGCAACCGTGAACCTGCCAGCCATTCGGTCATGACGGCACGCGGGCTGGATTCGGCGGTGACGGGCAGCGCCGGGAACGAACCCAGGGCTTCGCGGATGGCCGACACCACCGCTTCGGCATTCTTCCGACTGCTGCTGTCCACCACCAGCCAATGGGTGCTCAGATCGAGATAGGCGGGAATGCGCCCTGGGCGTGAAAACGCACGAGGCAGAAGGTTGGTGAGGACTTCATCCTTGATGCGCTTGCGTTCGCGGGCGCCGGGAGTGCGACCTTCCTCGTCGCGGATGGTGTCGAGTTTGGCCGACAACGCCTCGTTGATCACGGCGATCGGCAGGATTTTGGTTTCGGTGCCAAGCTGCAACAGCACGCAATCACCGACGCGATGGCACAAGGCCTCGTGGCCACGGCCAAAGGGAGAAACAAATCCTTGGCTGGACAGTTCCAGCGCACCAACCGGCTTGAGCGGGTGGCTGGCGAGCTTGTCGTTCAGGTCGCTCCATGCGGCTTGCATGGATGCAGGGAAACGAAACAGGGTGAGATTGCGAAAGAGCATGGGAGTTACCTCGTTTGGTCGGCAGCGCCCAAGGCACGGGCTTCGTGGCGGGCAATGGCCAAAGCGCGGCCTGGGCTGCATTTGCCTGCTGAAAACCGCCGAACGGCCATGGCGCTGATGTGCCGAGCCAAGGATTCGGACCCGGTGATGCGTTCACCCACGAGGAAAGCGGCTTGGGCCACGGCCCGCAGCTTGGCGGCGCGGGTTTCGTGGAGGTTGATGACGCTCATGCCGGCACCGGCTCGGCGTCATCGCCCGCAGACACGTCTGCCAGATGCTGGGCCAGTGTGGCCCGTTGCGCCGGGGTGAGGACCAGTGACACGCTGGTCGAGCCACCACCCCGCAGCCAGATGGTGCCATCTTGATCGAGGGTGATCCTTAGTGGGGCTTCGTCGCCTCGGATGTGTAGCAGTAGGTACATGGCAGTCTCCCTGCCCCTGCCGGCGAATGCCGGGTTCGGTGGGCTTGCAAGCAACAATAGCCAAGCTATGCAGCTATGTCAATAGCCGGGCTATCTGATTTGTTTGCGCTTGTTCCTATCGCTTCAAGCATTTTTCATATGGGTACACCCAGACGTGGCAATCCACCTGGGTCAGTCCCCGAAGACGGAGAAGATGATGACCCCAATTGCGGATACCCAAACGGCAGCCACCAGCAGCATGCCCCATATCGACGGCGGCGGCGGCTTGGTTTGGGAGCCGGGCGCAGACCTTAACGTCACGGTCTGCGGCAGTGGAACAGGTTGCGATCTGGTGATAGCAAGGATGGGCGGCGCGATGTTCCCCCATTCTGTCTCGGGTAGTGCCAGAACATCATCGCTTTCGATGGATGGATCGGATTGCTGCCCCCCCACCTCACCGCCAATGGCTGCAAGGTCGATGCTAGGGTGTTCCTTCTGGTGACAGCCCCTGCACAGCACCACCAGGTTGGCGTAGTTGTTGGTTCCGCAGTTGGTGAGGTGGATGATGTGGTGTGCATCGAGCATGGTCGCTGGCGACTCCAGCTTCTTGCAGCGGTAGCAGGCATAGCCATGCCAATGTTTGAGGCGGTATCGCTTGAAGTCCCAATTCTTCGGGTAATCCAGCGTTTGGCGATCAGCGCAGATCAGACTGCGACGATAGGCGCGAAGCACCTTGAGTTCGGGAGAGCGGCGCACTTGTTTTGCATCATCTACCGCCGATGCCAGTTTCCTGCCAACCCATCCATCCACCCATGAAGCTCCATCCGGGTGAGCGGCAAGAGTGGCTTCGCGCAGCTTTGCGCACCACTTCGTTTCGGCGATGCGCGGTGACAGCTCGGTGGTGTTGAGTGTCTTGACGCAATAGCTACAGATCGACAGCCGTCCGGTTCTGAACTTGAGGCGTCCCCGATCCTGTAGGCAGATGGCGCATTGAGGCATGGGCGGTTGCTGGTCGCGTTACTCGACCCATCGGCCAATCCAAAGGAAGTTCATCGGAGCATGGAAGCAAAGATGAAGCCGAAGACCAGCGGGAACAGCCACAGGAAGATTGCGGCCCAGCCGTGATGTTCATTGAACCAGTTGTGCAATGGGCTACGTTCTGACAAGGAGAGCCAGAACGCAATTACGAACCCCAGCAGGAAGACAACAGTTACCGGCCAGGTTGTCGCTGGACCAGTGGCCGGCTCGTCGTCTATCCACTTCATTGGATCCTGAGCGTTCACTTTCATGCAGACCGACAGCATGATCAAAACCAAACCTGTGTTGTGACACTTAAATATCATGGCTTCAGCCCTCATGCCATCCGATCCAGCCGGTTGCGCAGGTAGACCTTGCCGCCAATGATTGTCCGTTCGTTGACAGGCTCCGGTGTGTAAAAGGTGTTGTCGCTGACCACGTGGATGACGCCGCCTTTGTCATGCAGGCGCTTGATCTGCTGGCCGTTGCCGCTGTTCACGAGATACAAGCCATCGCCGTCAAACCAAGTGATGCCGGTATCGACCAGCACCACGTCTCCCGGCATGATCGTGGGCATCATCGAGTCGTTTCGGCCAGTGACCAACTTGAGCCGGCCAGGCGGCGGCACAAAGCCCATCAGCGCCCGGATGTACGGCAGCTCGAAGTCCACCGACCGGATCACTTCCGGGTAGTCGTCGTTGACGCGCCCATCCCCCATGTCCGCCTCTCCCATCTGTTCGACGCGAACATAGGCCGGGGCTATCTCAGGGGGTGAGATGGGTGAAGGTGGCGCGGAACCCGGTGGAGCGGTGGCCTTGATGCGCCTGGCGTCCTGGGCGAACTCCATCAGTTGCGCATATGCAACGCTAATGCACGATGGGTCATCTATGCCAACAGCAAGTGCAGCGGCGGGGGCGCGCTTTGCCGAGATCGCGCGCAACGGCTTGGACCACTGGTGAATCATGCCGGCGGTTACGCCTATATCTTCACCCAACTGCTCATGGGTCTTCCCGCAGGACACGACCGCCTCCGCAAAAACGCGGGCGGCCTCAAAGTCAGCAGTGGAAAGGGTGCGGCTTGCCATGTAGCTAGGCTATTCCTCGGGTCGCGCGACTGCAAAGAGCTGGGCTATTGATCTTTTCGCATAGCCCGGCTATTGTGCGTGCGTGAACCTGCATACCTACATCGAGGATACGTCCGTCCGGCGACAACTCGCCGATGACGTTGGCACATCCCCTGAATACCTCTGGCAGATGGCAGTGGGCTGGCGCGGCAAGCGCGCATCGCGCGTCATGGCTATCGCCATCGAGCGCGCCACCAACGGCGCAGTGACCCGCCAAGACCTCAGACCTGACATCTGGCCCACCGAGCAACCCACCCAGGCCGAGTCCGGCCAGACGGTGGAGGTGGGCGATGCTGTTTGATGGCGTCAAGACTGCGTTGGAACAGGCAATGAGCGCGGTTACTTCGTCGCGCATGGGGTCATGGTGATGGCTGATCTGCGCGATCTGCGGGCAAAAGTCACCGTCGAAGCCGACGCGGCACTGGATGCGGAAGCTCGCACCACGGGCCGGGATCGGTCGGAGATTGTTCGAGATGTGCTTCATCAATGGGCCATGTCACGGATCGACATGGCGACGGTACTGCTTCGCCGGCTGGAATCCGAGGGATTGGGTTCCACGGGGCACGGCGCTCAAGGGAGCGTGAGGGAATGAGCACGATCATCATGTCGATGTGCTGGCCGTTGCAGATGCCGCCCAGCCCGAAAGCGGTGCTGGTGTCGCTGGCTGACAATGCCAATGACCATGGCGAATGCTGGCCGTCGATCCCGACGATCTGCGATCGGACATGCCTTGGCCGCACAGCGGTGATTGACGCCATCAAGTGGTTGGAACAAGCCGGTTATTTGGGGGCCGACAGGACGAATGGACGGCACACCCGGTACACGGTTTTGGTGCGCAACCAAGAACTGTTCCAGGTGGCAAAACCCGTCCGGCAGGCGGACCGGTCCGGCTGCCAAACCGGTACGCCAAGCGGACTCTACCCGTCCGGCAAGCGGACTGGACCCGTCCGGCAGGCGGACTCTAACCGTCAAGAACCATCAATAACCGTCAATAAGAAAAGCAACGCCCGCGTGCGCGGGCAACCCGCCGAGCGATCCGATGGGGATGGCGACCTGCCGACGCCGAAGCCGGAGCCGAAAGCCAAACCCATCGAGCAACCCGCCGAGGTGACCGACGCCACATGGCGCGACTGGCTGGCACTGCGAAAGCGAAAGCGCGCCGAGGTGACGGCGACGGTAGTGGCAGCGGCCAAAGCCGAGGCCGAGAAAGCGGGCATGACGCTGGAGGCGTTCTTCGTCGAGTGGTGCCTGCGCGGAAGCCAAGGGCTGAAAGCGGCGTGGATTCGCGACGGGCCGATGGCTGGCGCTGCGGCGGGATCGGCGAACCACGGGAGGCAGGAAAGTGCAATTGGCAAAACCATGCGAATCATCCGGGAAATCCACGACAGCGGCGGTATTGACCGACGCAGCCATGGCGCGTCTGTGGGCGAGGATGACGACCCGTTACGGGCACCGCTGGACGAGCCAGTACGTGCAGGACCACGAGCTGGCGCGGCTGGCGATGGTGGAGTGGCGTGAGGCATTGGCAGGCATCACGTCACGTCAGGTCGCGTGCGGGCTGAGTGCGGACGTGATGCGTGGTGCGGAGTGGCCACCATCGAGCGCGCAGTTCCGGGCGTTGTGCCTGGGCATTCCTGAGTTTGCGGCGGTGTTGCGGGAATTGCGATCGCGCACGGCATCAAGGACGCCCTTCACGCGGCTGGTGTGGCAGTTCGTGGATACGTGGCGGCTTGGGCAGGCTGGGGCGGCAGATGCTGACCGCATGGTGCGCGATGCGTACGGCTTGGCTCGTGAGCATGTGATGCAGGGCGGCGACTTGCCGCCTGCGCTGGTGGAGATTGCACAGCACGCGCCACCACCCAACAAGCCGGCCAGTCCCGAGACGGTGGCGCAAGTCAAGGCCGAGATGGCGAGATTGTTTGGTGAATTTGATGAGGCTGACGATGAGCAGGACGGAGATGTTGGCGTTGTTGCGGGTGTGGGAACAGAGCTACCTGCGGATGAAGAAGCAGTTTCAGGCGCTGGATGCGGTGTTGATGACGGACCCGAGTTGTGCACTGCGACAGGCGATGTTTGACCTGTTCGGGCTTTCGACCAGCTTGTTGGCGCGGGCCATTGGGGTTGATCCGGTCAGTCTGGACTGGTGGATTTTCGAGAACGACTGCGGGGCAAGAGGCCACTCGGCGGGCTGGGGCGAGAACATGGCTCCGATGCGCAGCCTGGATGACTACGTGGACCTGTTGATGTACGAGGCCGAGATCGAGGCGGACGCATGAGCCTACGCCACGCCAGTACGGCCACGATGCCGGAAGGGATGCGACGGCTCTACGAACGAGCCTGCCAGCAGGCGCAGGCCGTGGCGGACGCTGGGGCGAAGGGGCACCGACCGGCAGCCCGCCAGCACCCCAGTGAGCATGAGGAAGCGGTCGCGTTGATGGCCAGGGTTCGTTCGCTTGAGGGGCAATGGCCGGAGTTGGCGCTGTTCCACGCGATCCCCAACGGCGGGGACCGGCATAAGGCCACGGCAGGGAAGATGCGGGCCGAAGGGCAGCGGGCGGGCGTGCCGGACTACTTTTTGCCTGTGCCGAGAGGGGAACACCACGGGCTGTACATCGAACTCAAGAGCCTGACGGGCTATCCGAGCCGCGAGCAGACGCAATGGATCAGCCGGCTGCGTGAAATGGGCTATCGGGCTGAGGTGGTGCGCGGCGCGAATGCGGCATGGCAATTGATCGCTGAGTACCTTGGGATCGGATGCTGAGATGAAGACAAGCCGCGCCGACATGCTGCGCGATGTGGACCTCAGCACGCTGTTGATCGCCGAACGCACGATGGATCGGGATGCGCGCCGGGTGCAATCGGACCTTGCGGCGGTGCGGCGGGAGATTCGGCGCCGTAAACGGGATGAACGCGCCTCAGTGCCGGCGGGCAGGGCGGGTGAACCCAAATGATTGGAGCATCCACAGGCGCGCCGACGCTGGCCCAGCGATTGCGCTGGGATGCGATCCGTGACGTGGGGTGTGTGGCGTGCAGGCTGAGGCATCCAGGACTGCACATGGCGTGTGAAATCCACCACTTGACCGTAGGTGGCCTGCATGGGCAGGTGCGACGCGGGCACGACGCGACCATCGGGCTGTGCGCGTGGCATCACCGTGGAGTGCCGGCGGCGGTGAGTGAGCGGCGTTCGCGGGTGTGGCTGGGGCCGAGCTATGCGCTCGAACCGGCGGAGTTTCGCAGCACGTTCGGCGATGATGATGTGTTGATGGCTGCACAAAGCGCGATGATCGAGGCATATCAGGCGGCGACAGCAATAAAAGGGAGGGGATGATGGAGCGCATTTTCAGATTGCTGGCTTGGCTGAACCCATCGGCGGTGCGTTATGACGTGGGTCGTGGCGGTGGCGCACCACCGATGACGCCACAGGATGTTGCGGCCGCGCTGGCGATGGTGCCGCCTGGGGTTGGGCGTGAAATCTTGATTGCGGCGGCGTGGCCACACGGGGCGCGCCTGACGCCACGTAAGCTGGACGATGCCATTGCGGTCAAAGTGCGGGCTGAAATGGATCGCCGCCATCGCGTGTTGCAGATAGCTCGGCTGGAGCTGCATATCGCGCAGGAAAACGCCGAAGCGCGGCGCGCACTGACAGATTGGGACAGGCGTGAGATCGAGCGCCTATGTCGGGCAGTGGATGCAGCCAAAGCGGATGCGTGGCGCTACGACGCCAAGATGCACGTCCGAATCCGTGAGGCAGCGGTCAATGAGTTCAAGCGCCCGAACCATTGCGAAACGTGTGCGGGGCGTGGCGAGGTGTTGCTGGGAGAGCTTCTGATGGACTGCCCGGCGTGCCAAAAACACGGTGTCGTGCCGGTATCGGACCGGAAGCGTGCGGCGGCGCTGGGTGTCAGCCCGACCGAATACCGGCGCGCATGGGCAGGGTTGTACGAGTTCGTTTTCCGCTTGGTCACCGACGAGGCGGCCATCGCGGCGCGTGAACTGAGCCATGCAATGGGGTGAACCGTATTTTTAGGCGCACTTGTTGTGCTTAACTGAAACAGTGGGATAGCTGGCACCGACGCTACTGCCGCGTAGGCAGCTCAGAAACTAGTTGTGACCACCCCACAACACGCCCGGCCTAACGCCGGGCGTTCTTGTTTTGCGGCGTAGCTCAGGCGGAAGAGCGCCGGGTTCATACCCTGGATGTCGCGGGTTCGACTCCTGCCGCCGCTACCACTCGACAGGAAGGATCGGGCAAGCCGGGCCTTTACCACGGGACGACGGATAGATGACGCATGACCGAGTTACAGGTTGTTTCAATTGCCGACGTGCTGACGCTGCTTGGCTTCATGGTGGCGCTGGCGGCCCAGATTTGGGGCGCGCACCGGTGGCTGTCGCGTCAGTTGGAGCGACGCGACGACGCATTGCGGGCGGCGATCTACGACTTTCAGAAAGAGTCGCGGCGGCTGTCTGACGACGTGACGATCATGCGCAGCCAAGTCTTCGAGCAGACCGCACGGCAGGACAAGGAGATTGCGATGCTGGATGAGCGCGTGCAGAACCTGCCCACACGAAAGGACATGAGTGAGATTGTCCGGGCAGGGGTGGCGCCACTGGAGGCGCATATCGGAACTTTGCTTGAGCTGATCAAGGCCAATGGAGCGGCGAGCCGGCATGAGCGGTGACATCAAGAATCGTGTGGCTGTGGGCGTTCTGGTGTTCAGCCTGGGCGCGTTCGGCATGTGGAAGGCCCGAGAGGGGTACACGGCAAACCCAGTGATCCCAACGAAAGGCGACGTGCCGACGATCGGGCATGGATCAACCCACTACGAGGACGGGACGCCGGTCAGGATGACGGACCCACCCATCAGTCGGGAGCGGGCGGAACAGTTGGCGTGGCACCTGATGACTCAGGATGAGATTGCATTTCGGCGATCCTTGCCGGGCGCGTACCTGACTCAGGGTGAGTACGACACTTACATGGATTTCGTGGGGCAGTACGGCATCGGGAACTGGAAGACATCCAGCATGCGTCGGCATGTTTTGGCGGGCGAGTATCGGCAGGCGTGCGATGCCTTGCTGCGCTGGCGGTTTGCCGCTGGATACGACTGTTCCACGCGGATCAATGGCGAGCCGAACAAGCGGTGTTGGGGGAGTTGGGAGCGACAACTGGCGCGGCATGACGCCTGCATTGAAGCGGTGGATGCGGTGGAAAACAAGGAGACGACGTGAGTGTGACAAAAAAGGCGATCGACATCGCCAATAACCGGCTGGAGGCGATGGCTGCAGCACGCGCCGAAGCGGTGCGGAACGTGAAACATGAGTCCGTGGATAGCTTCATTGCTCGCGGCGGTGCGATTGAAGTGCTACCGCCATGCGGCAATGGCCACCCAGGCGAAGCGATCCGATGCACACACTATCGAGGCGGAATCGCATGAACAGTGTGATCCACAGCAGGGCCATGCAGCGGGCTGACTCGAATACCGAGGACATGCCGGCGCTACGGCGCACGTTCTGGCGACGCATCATCGCATGGTGGGCGCGATGGTGAGCGTGCTGGCCACGCTGGGTGCTGCGATCTTCGCCTTTGCCGCGTGGGCGGGGGCGGAATCTGCGCGCAAGGATCGTGACCGATGATCCCGCGTATCGCACTCGTGGCCGTGGCCGCGCTGATTGTGAGCAACGTGTTGTGGGCGTTTTACGCCATGGCGCTTGTCGCGCAGCGCGACCGCGCACGGCTGGAGCGGGCCGAGATGGTAGCCACGGCGCTGGATGTTGAGGCTCGCGCTCGATCGCGTGTGCTTGAGATTGAACGCGCCCAGGGCGAGGCCATGGCCGACATCGCGGCAAAACACTTTCAGGAAATGACAAATGCAGAATCCGCACATGCGGTTGTTGTCCGCGACCTGCGTGCTGGCGCTCTCAGCTTGCGCAGGCACTGGCAAGGATGCCAAGCCACAAACGATCTGTCCCGAGCCGCCGAGGCCGCCAGTCGCGTTGATGACGCCGCCAAACTACGAGCAAAGGGTGCGGGTGATCTTGTTCGAGTCGGAGCCGAGTGCGACGCCAGCATCCGTGCCTGGCAGCGGTACGCCGGAGCAGTGAGGGGCGATCGATGAGCGACAAGAAGGGTAGACCGGATTGGGAGATGATCCGCGCCGAGTACGGGATCGGCGGTCCAGACAATTCCATCCGTTCGATTGCGACTCGACACGGCATTTCACACACGGCGATCAACAAGCGGAAGCGGGTTGAGGACTGGCCGGAACCGGAGGATTTGGACGAGGTAATCCGGCGCAAGGTTTCCGCCAAGGTTTCCAATGTGGTTTCCACTGGAAACCAAGCTAAAAGAGCGGAAGCCATTGATGCAGCAGCAGATCGTCGCGCTGCAATCGTGCTGAAACATCAAGCAGAATGGGACGAAGTTTCCACCCTGCGCACGGAAGCGATGAAAGCCAGAACACAGGAAACGGAGGTGTTTCCCGATGGACGAGTGGTGAGTGGAACAGACAAGGCGTTCAACAAGGCCAAGCTGGCGAAGATCATGGCCGAGGTGACTTCCATCAAGCAGGCGGCGGAGCGAAAGGCGTGGTCGCTGGATGCAAAGGAGCAGCCGGGTTTGAATGGCGCTGACGGCGCCGCCGGGCGCGTCGGCGTGGTGATGATTCCACCGAAGCAGATGTAATGGATCAACAGGTCGTGTGGGAGCCGTCTGAAAAACAGACTGAGTTCCTTGCGTGCAACGATTGGGAAGTTCTGTACGGCGGTGCAGCGGGTGGCGGCAAGTCCGATGCGATGCTGATCGATGCGTGGTGTTTACAGCACGGGGGGGCATCGAATCCAAACCACCGCGCCGTGATTTTCCGAAAGTCGTTCCCGGACCTGCGTGACTTGATCGATCGAGGAAATGAGCTGTTCCCGAAGTTCATTCCCGACATCACGTACCACAAGACCGATCACGTGTTCACGACGCCGCAGGGCGCGAAGCTCGAACTGGCGTACTTGGAGAACGAGTCAGACCGGTTCAAGTATCGCGGTCGAGCCTGGAACTACATCGGATGGGAAGAACTGACGCTCTGGCCGTCCGAGGTGCCGTACCTGTACCTGATGACGCGCTGCCGGAGCACGGATCGCACGCTGCCACGGTACATCCGCGCCACGACGAACCCGGATGGGCCGGGGCAGTTGTGGGTGATGCAGCGGTGGGGCATTGGTGAGGATGGATCGCCGACGCTGCAGGAGTTCGAGCGCGATTTTGAGGATTTGGACGACGCTGGGCGGCAGGTGTTGGTCAAGCGCGCTGTGCGTCGCCGGTTCATCCCGGCGCGACTGAGCGACAACCCGCACCTGTTTGGCACGGGCTACCGAGAGCAGTTTTCGGAGCTGCCACCCGATGTTCGTGATTCGTTGTTGCTTGGCCGCTGGACGGGCAACAAGGTGCGTGGTGCGTGGTACGCGAACGAGATGGCGCGCCTGCGGCAACAGGGGCGGATCACGAACGTGCCGCACCTGTCTGGCCAGCCGGTCAATACGTTTTGGGATTTGGGCTGGAACGACACCACGGCGTTGGTGTTCCACCAGCGTGCGGCGTTGGCGGATCGGTTCATCCACGGCTATGAAAACAGTGGTGAGTCGCTGGAGCATTACGCGGCGTACCTGTCGAGGTTAAGCGCCGAACGCGGCTATGTGTACGGCACGCACTACCTGCCACATGACGCCGAGAACAAGAGTTTGCAGACGGGTAAGTCAGCCCTGGATCTGCTTCGGGCGCTGTTGCCGGGGCACCGGTTTGTGGTGGTGCCGCGTGTCGAGCATGTGGCTGTAGGCGTCAATCAGACCCGTGCGGCCATGTCGGCGGCGTGGATTGACGCGGACGAGTGCATTGGGTTGGTGGCCGCGCTTGATGCGTATCGAAAGAAGTGGGACGAGCGAAGCGAGGTTTTTCGCGACGAAGCGGTGCACGACCGCTACTCGAATTATGCGGATGCGTTCCGGCAGTGGGGCCAAGGGTTTGTCGCGCCGGTCGAGGCGCGCAGTTCGGCGCGACGACGCGCCAGCAGTGGAGATGGATGGAGGACAGCATGAGCACAGCACCAAAGTTTGAGGTCATCGAGCCGACGAAGACCGACACGCTGCAGGCGGAGATTCTGCCGAGCGTCGAGGCGACCGCAATCGGCCTGTCGCGCTACCAGATCGTAGGCCGCAAGGGCGATCTGGTCGTCATTGTGACGCAGGGCAAGAACCCGGTATCAGGAAAGGAAGAGCCAGCCATGGTTATCGCCAACAAACGCGACCCGACACATCGGCACGCATTCATCCTGTTGTCGCAGTTGTATCAGGTGATCGTGCCTGAAGTGATGGCCGACGTTGCGCCGAAGCTCGCGAAAAAGCTCTACAGCTTTGTGACACGCGAAGACCTGTTCCGTGTTGCCGACGTGCTGTTCGAGTTCGCAGAGGACTTGCAGAAGGCCAAGCCGGCACAACGACTGGGCACGCAACAATGGCTTGAGGCGCTGGCGCAGGATGGTTTCACGGTACGCCACAAAGGGCAGGAGGTGAACTGATGGCCTTCGATCTGGAGTTCTCACCGATCCGCCGTGATCCGAGACCACTGGATTTCAGTGGGCCGACGAAAAAGCCGGGGGGGCGCACGAAGTCGGCCAGGCACGAAGAAGAGGAAGCACTGGCGACGCTGGAAGGCTGGTATCAGGACCAAGTGGACGCGCATGCCGAAAACCGCCGCGAACAGTTGCTGGACTGCAACTACTACGACCACGAGCAACTGGACGAGCGCACGCGCCGGGTTCTTGAGGCCCGGAATCAGGCACCGCTGCAATTTGACATGACGCACGCTGTCATCGACTGGATCGCAGGAACGGAACGCCGGACTCGCGTCGATTGGAAGGTGTTTCCGCGTGGCCCGGAGGATACGGACGCGGCGAACGTCAAGACGCAGTTGCTCAAGTACATCACGGATGCCGGCCAAATTAGCTGGGAGCGCAGTCAGGCGTTCAAGGATGCGGTGAAGTGCGGTGTTGGTTGGATGCGTGAGTTCGCGCAGATGGATCATGACGACGTGCCGGTTACGGTGCAGCGCGTGGATTGGAAATGCGTGCGATGGGACGAGTTCAGCCGGGCGGATGATCTGCGCGACTGCCGGAGCATGAACATCGACCGGTTCGTTGATTTGGACTACGCCATCGGCATGTTCCCGCGTTTGGCGAGTTCGTTGCGCGAGGCTAGTTCGCATTGCATCGATAGTGGCTACGAGTATTTGCAGGATGATTGGACGGTTCCTAGTCTGTTCCACGGGCGACAATCGACGACCGGTGGCGTCTATTCGGCATCGAACCGGCGCGGCGGGCGGCAGCGGGCGCGTGTGCATTTGGTCGAGACCGAGTATCGGCGCGTGGTGACTGAAAAGCGTGTACGTGCACTGACTTCGGACTACGCAGAGCTTTCGGGTATTTCGTGGGACGACACGGACGGCGAACTGGCCGACTTGCAGAACCGGAAGATCATCACGGTTGATGATCGACCCGTGGAACGCATGTGGGTGGCGATCTGGGTGCCAGGCACAAAGATCATGTGCCTGCACGAACAAAGGCCATATCGACACGACAAGTTCAGTTTGACGCCGGTTTGGTGTTACCGACGCGACCGCGACGGGCTGCCGTATGGGGTGATTCGCGGTATCCGCGACCCGCAGGATGAATACAACAAGCGTCGCTCCAAGGCGTTGTTCGCGGCGAGCGTAAACCGCGTCCTGTACGAAGAGGACGCTATCGCCAATGGCGTGGATGAAGAAGATTTCCTTGACGAAGTAGCGAAGCCGAACGGCCAGATCAAGCTGGCTGCAGGCGCGATGGCGAAGGGTGCAGTCAAGATCGAATCCGGGTTGCAGGTGGCCGAGGGACACATTCGGCTCATGGAACAGTCGGAGCGGCACATCTTTCAGGCGTCTGGCGTGACCCGTGAAAACCTTGGGCTGGACAGCAGTTCGCAGAGTGGGCGTGCGATTCTGGCCAAGCAGCAACAAGGTGCGGTCACAACCGCCGAATTGTTCGACAACTACCGGCGTGCGATCCAGACGAGCGGTGAGAAAACACTGTCGCTGGCCGAGCAATACATTGGGTTCCCGATGTTTGTGCGTGTGCTGGGGCAGCAAGGCGCGGAGTTCATCGGCATCAACCAGCCTGTGTTCGACCCGATCAGTGGGCGCGTTGTGTTCGAGAACGACATCCAGCAGAGCAAGGCGGATTTTGTCGTGGACCAGCAGGACTACCGCGAAACCACGCGCATGGCGATGGCGGAAATGCTGATGGAGAGCATTTCCAAGATGCCGCCAGAGCTGGGGATACAATTGCTCGATCTGGCTGTTGACCTGACCGACCTGCCGAACCGGCAGGAGATCACGCAACGCATTCGGTCCATCACGGGTGTGGGCCAACCGGCCGACCCAGCGCAGCAACAGGCGCAGCAACAAGCCCAACAGGCCGCGCAGGCCTTGGAGCAACAGGCCGCGCAGGTGAGGATCAAGAAGGAATCCGCACAGGCCGACAAGCTGAAAGAGGAAGCGAACCGCATCCGAGTCCAGACGAAGGGCGAAGCCCTGAACGTGGTCGCGGGGCTGGAACAAGGGATTCATCGAGCGCCAGCCGCTGATCGGCTGGCCGAGTACCCGCCGCCGTTGGGCGACGGATTTGGCGCAGGCATGGAGGTTGCACAATGATTCACGGTAATGAAGCGGATTTGAACATCGACAGCGCGGATGCGGACGGCCTGACGGCTGCCGAGCGCGCAGAACTGGATGCCGAGGCGGCGGAGGCAGCCAAGAACACGGAGCAGAAGCAGCCTGCCAAGGCAGAGCTGGAACCACAATCGGAACCAGAAAAGCACGACGCGACCGCCGAGGCGCTGCAAACGCTGGCGCAGCAGCAGGCGCGCACAGCGGACGTGCTGGCGGCGGTGGCGAGCAAGGTGCTGCCAGAACAGCAGCAAGGAGCGCCGAAGCCCGAGCCGGCGAAGGAGCCAGACTGGGACGCACTGCGCGCAGAACTCAGGGCCAAGCACAGCGACGGCGAGATGGACGATGACGAGTACGAAGACGCACGCGAGGCCTTGCTTGAGCAGCGGGCTGAGTGGAAAGCCGAACAGCGGGTCGAGGCGCGGTTCCAGCAGCAGCGGCAGGCCGACCAAACGGCATCGTGGGATCGCAGCCTCAATTCGTTCCTGGGCAATCCAGCGAACGAAAAGTTTCTGGCTGATCCGGCGCATACCGCTGTGTTCAATATGAACTTGAGCGCGATCTGGAAGGAATCACCGGGTGCGAGCTACGACACGATGCTCGCTGAGGCGCTGGCGCGCACGCAGGCGAAGTTCGGCGTGGCGCAGGACGCTGCGCAGGGTGCGAAGGCCGCGATCGATAAAGCGGTCGCAGAACGACGCGCCGCTGCGCAGAATGTACCGCCCGATCTTTCCCGAGCGCCGCAGGCCGGTTCGGCATCGATGGTTCGCGCCGAAAAGTTCCAATCGCTGGACGATCTGGACATCGACTCGCTCGAAGATCGGATTGCGCGCATGTCCGAATCCGAGCTGGACGAATATCTTGCGGACGCGCCGGGCGGGCTGCGAGATAACCCGCGTGCGGCGTAACCGATGGCCCTTCGTCTCGATCTCGTTCCAGGCGACGTGGTACGCATCGGGAGTGGCACCGTGGTGCGCGTTGTGGAAAAATCAGGACGTGCGACGCGCGTCATGATCGAGAGCGAATACCGCGTCACGCGTGAAGCGGCCACCGCACCGAGATTCGAGCGCAAGATTGGGCCGGTTCCGGCAGCCGGCATCAAGCGGCCCGAATAGCTTTCCTTTCAGCCCAAGACTGGCTGTCCCCATTCCGGGGAACAATTGAACCCAAGGTCAGGAGTGCCTACAACACCACGAGGTGAAACATGGCACGTACTGTCTTTGGCGTGGGTGATCCCAGCGCCGTCAAGCGGTTTTCCGCGACGCTATTCGCGGACAAGGCCCGCAAGTCCTATTGGGACAATCGGTTTGCAAAGAAGGGCCGCGACGCGGAAGTACCGATCCAGATTCTGACGGAACTGGAAAGCGACGCGGGCGACGAAATCAGCTTCGACCTGTTCGCGCAGCTTCGCGGCAAGCCGACCTACGGCGATGACCGCATCAAGGGCAAGCAGGAGGCGCTGCGCAAGCTCACCGGCTCGGTGCGCATCAACCAGGTGCGCGCCAGTGTTTCGGCGGGTGGCCGCATGACGCGCAAGCGCGTGCTGCACGACCTGCGTCTGGTTGCGCGCAAGCTGATGGCGGACTGGTGGCAGAGATGGAACGATGAGACGACCAGCATCTATCTGGCAGGCGCACGCGGCATCAACGCCGATTTCATCGAGGACACGAGCTTCACGGGTATCCCCGACGCCACCGGCCTGCACACGCCTGACGCCGATCATCAGGTGTATGGCGGCTCGGCCACGGCAAAGAACAACCTGGCGAACACGGACGGGATTTCGTTGAACCTGATCGATCGTCTGGTGGTGAAGGCCAAGACGATGGGTGGCGCGGGCGTCAACGACGTGCAGAAGATTCGCCCGATCATGATCGAGGGCGAGAACCACTACCTGTACATCATGTCGCCACAGGACGAATACCGCCTGCGTACGGTCACAACGGTGGGCAGTTGGCAGGACTTGCAGAAGGCGCTGGCAACGGCCATCGGCAAGCAGTCGCCGATCTTCAAGGGCGGTCTTGGGTTGTACAACAACGTGGTGTTGCACGAACACGACGGCATCATCCGCTTCAACGATTACGGTGTTGGTCTCAACCTTGAAGCGTCCCGCAACCTGTTCATTGGCATGCAGGCGCTGGTGCAGGCCTATGGCTCAGGTGGTGGCGGCCTGCGTATGGGTTGGCAGGAAGAAGAGGACGATCGCGGCAACGAGATCGTCATCACCACGGACTGCATCACGGGCCTTGCGGCGACGACGTTCGGCGGCAAGCGTTACGGTTCGATCGCGGCGGACGTGTATTCGCCCGAGGTCGCCTGACCCATCGAGGCCCGGACGCGCGTTCCGGGCCTCATCTTTTCGCAAGGAGAATTTTCATGGCTACCTATTCCAACAGTGGCATCACGAGCCTGCGCACGGGCGAGGACGCCGGGCAGTTGACGCTGAACCAGCAGGTGTTCGACTTCGCAAAAGACGGCCCAGCGACGTTCACGAGCGTCACCACCGACAAGATTCATTTCGCGACTATCCCGGCAGGCGAAGTGCTGGTGCAGCACCTGTCCAGCATTAGCCTCCCGGCCATTGACGCCGACGGCGTGCCGACCGGTGACTATTCCATTGGTACGGCGGACGATGCGGACGCGCTGAAAGGCACGGCCGCATCCGAAACGGCCGTGGTGCTGACTGGCGAGGACATTCTGGTGTCGGGCATGATCGGCAGCCCGAATGCGCCGGTGTTGCTCTACGTCCACGCGCTGGCGGCCCACGCCACGGTGGCGACGACCGGCAAGATCGTTGCCAACTTGGTGACTCGGCCGTACGACGCGACCATCGACGGCTGATCCTTCGCAGGGCAGTGAGGTTGAAGGGGCGCATCGTGCGCCCCTTCGTTTTGAGGAGGCAGAATGAAAATAGAAAGTATTTTGCGCCGCAGCGGCGGAACGCATGTGACGTTCTCGGCGGGTGATCGCTGGCCGTGGCCTGCTGGGCAATATCACTTCGCGCCGGAGACCGACGACCCGAACGCGCCGTATGTGTGCGAGGTGATCGAGGAAGCACACATCCAAAGGTTGCTGACTATGACGGGCAGCTTCCGAATGGCGCAGGATGGTGGCGTGCAGGTGCAGATTCAGCGACCCGCCGCGACGGTGGCGCCGATTGCGCCCTCTGCGCAGCCGCAGACCGAACCGACTGCCGATTCTCCCGAGTTTATTGAAATGGTTGCCGAGGTCCGCGAACTGACGGTGCGCGCGCTCAAGGCCACGATCAACACAAAACCCATTGAAGTGTTGAAATCAGCACTCGAAGCGGAAAGGGCGTCCGGTGATCCGCGCAAGAGCTGGATCGACGTGGTTGAGGCGCACGTGGGCGATCGGTGATGAACCTTGAAACCCTTCTGACGCGGCTTCGTCGGGACTATCTGGACGACACGACTACGCCTGGCCAGTTGTGGAGCGACGCGGCGCTGATCGACCATCTCAACGCCGCCGTGACTCAGGTGTGTCTCCGCGCCCGCTGTTTGGTGGACACCGAAACGCCGGAGGTGACGCAGTACGCACTCGCCGAGGGTGACCGCTACATCACCCTGCATCCAGCCATTCTCGCCGTCCGCCATGCGCGCATCGTTGGGCATTGTCACGGGCTGGCCGGCATCACGGCAAAACGGTTGTGGAAGGAGAAGCCAGATTGGGAAAACAGTGAGGCCGGCTCCCCGGACTATTGGATTCCCGACTACCACGATGGGCGGCTGTACCTGGATCGTCCTGTGGATAGTGCCGGCGTGTTGCACCTCAACGTCTGGCGCACGCCGTTGGAGTCGGAGGTCATGGCGGCTGACGGTGACGTGCCCGCCATTCCGAGCCATTGGCGCGAAAACCTTCTTGACTGGGCTGCGCATTTGGCTTTCAGCCTGATCGACGCCGACACGCGCAGCGATCAACGTGCAGTGGATTACGCGCAGCGGTTCGCGGCCAAGGTGGGGCGGCTCCCGAGCATGACGGAAATACGGCTGTGGGGGATTTCACCCATTGTCGGCGTGCAGGCGGAGTTCGTCTGACGATGCCGGCCTGTTTCGACATTTCACCCGGCGACCGGATTATCGCGGGCGGCGTGGAACTTTCATTGGAATACAAGACGGGCGCGCGTGCACGGATCGTGGTTACCGCGCCGGCCGAGATCAAGATCAAGCACGACAAGACCAGGCGCATGAGTGCCGCAACGATGGAGAGTACTCATGGCAAACACCCTGTACGACAAGGGCCGGCAACGATTTCTTGAGGCGCAGCTCAACTGGATGAGCGATGCGATCAAGTGTCTGTTGGTGGACACCGGCGCCTACACCCCAAATTTCACGACGCACGAGTTTTTGTCCGACATTTCCGCGTCGGCGCGAGTGGGCACGTCAACCGGCGTGACGTTGACCAGCAAGACCACGACCGGTGGTGCTGCGGACGCGGCGGACATCACGTTCAGTAGCGTGACTGGCGCGAGCATTGAGGCGCTGGTGTTGTTCATGGATACGGGCACGGAGGGCACGAGTCCGCTGATTGCCTATATCGATACGGCGACGGGTTTGCCGATCACGCCGAACGGCGGCGACATCATCGTCACGTGGGACAACGGGGCGAATAAAATATTCAAGTTGTGACATCTTTTCCGAATAGGAGCATGCGCATGAGTGCAATGAGGCAACCAAGCAAAAACGCAACTATCCATGGGTTGGTTTTGGACAGAATCACCGAAATGAATGTAGCCAAGACTGAGCGGGAAGTTGATTGGGCGCGTGCGCGTGCCCTTGGGATATTGGACGCCGCGCATGAACTGGGTGTGCGCGGGCTTGAGAAGGAGAAAGATTTGATCGTGAAGGCTTCACAAAGGGCGTATGCGGCCGTGCGGGAACTGTTTGATCGCGGTGGATCATCTCGCTCGCGGATAGAGGCGGTGGCGCTGAGCCGCGCCAAGCTGGAGCGTGACTTCTGGGTTGAGCAGTCACGGCAGTTGCAGAACCAGTTGCAGCAGTCGCAGGCGCTGAACGCGAACCTGACCGAGTTTCTTGCCCGTGTGGGTGATGGGATCACGCCAGATGACATTCGGGAGATGCTTTCGGACATCACGGCCGCGTTGCGTGAGCCGGTTGTCGGCGTGGAGGCGGTGCGCGCCTTGACGGCGCAGTTGTCCGGCGGGCAGGGCAGGTACACCTCGGTGGATGCACCGAAGCGGGCCAAACTGATTGGAGCGAATCAATGACCGAAGCAGTCAAACCACCGCCCATTGTCGTCGCACCATCCGGGATCGAAGCCAAGCCGGTACACACGCCAGACGGGCAACTCGATCTGGCGCGGCTGTGCCGCTATCCGCCTTATCAGATGTACGTCGAGGAACGCGAACCGAACTTCGTCGGCATGCCTGCGGATGCCTACGCGCAGCAACGCACGCAGCAGGCGATCCATCGCGGTGAGTTGCCGCAGTGGCTGGAGAAGTACGTCGCGTGGCATTCGGCGAAAGGTTACTGGAAGGGCGAAGACCCAATACGAGGGGCGGCATGAGCTGTGGCAGCCAAAAGCGGCAGGCCAAGCTGGGTGTGCGCATGGAGGTGGCACGCATGGTGTTGCAGGCCGCGCCGCAGGACTTTGACACGATGTTCCCCAAGGTGTTGACCGTGGTGACGGCAGGGATCGATCTGGATGCGGACGATGAGTCACCCCGCGACCTGAAAACCCGAGCGGGCCGCAATGCACTACTGAACGCGCCAATCGAATCGGCGGGCGTGTTTGGTCTGGCCCTGGCGAAACGGCTGGCATCGATTGGCATTTCGACGGTCGGGGCGCTGGTGCAGATGAGCGGCGCCGATTTTGCCCATCATGGCCTGCTTGGCAATCGGGCGGAGATGATGGATGTAATGGTGGCCGATCTGGCCGCGTGTGGGTTGAGGACAAACATGGACGCACGCGCGATCCGCGATTGGATTCTTGGAGGCAACGAATAATGGGCTACGCCAAACAATGGACCCCGCCGACGATCCCGCTACGGGATGATCTGCCCGCATGGAAGACGCTGTTCACCGATGTACACGATTGCCTGATCGACGCGGGGCTGGTACAGACCGCGACGGCTGGGCAGCTTGACATCAGTGCGGTTTCAGCGCTGCCTGCAGACGGTACGTTCGAGGGGTTCCGAGAGTATCGGTTTGATGATGTACTGCAAGCCACGGCTCCGGTCATCATCAAGCTGGAGTTCGGGTGTGGGATTGAAGGTCTCTACAATTCGAGTACGAACCGTACTCGCACGCCACGGATTCGCGCCACGGTGTCTTTCAAGGGTACCGCCGTTGCGACGTTCCAGTGCCCGCAGGCCTACAACACTGGCAGCTCAACAACGTCGCAGCTCACCTCCGCCGGCCAATCATATCTCTGTTACTCGGAAGCCGACGGGTTTCTCGGGTTGTGCTATGGGGCGGGTTCGCGAAACAAGCCGTTTTCATCTGGCTACGGAGTGTATTACGGCGCAACGCTATCGCTGTTCATCCAGCGCACGCTGGATGCTTCTGGCGTACCGACAGGCGAGGGGCTGGGGGTGTATTACCCAACCCTTACAACCACCGGGCAGGATTGGGGCACCAAACTACAGCGATCCGTAGCAGCGTTTTCGGCGGGCGGGACACCTGTCGCCAAAGACAGTGTGTGCCCTCGGATCGGTCGTTCGGATATTGCAGCAGGCGTCGACGGCCTGCTACTCGACCCGCTGCACTACCCATCCAGCCCGCCGCAGCCGTTCCCATTCATGGTGAGCTACTACCACACCACGATCGCCGAGGGGCAGCAGTTCGAGTTCCAGCCTGTGGTCGGGGCCGCGCGCAACTTCATCGCACTCGGCCGCGAGACGTGTCTTGCCGTAGACAGTGAGGAAGCGCATTACGCCGGCGTGGCCATGTTGTTCGAGTAACGGCTATGGACTATATCGGCCGCAAGGTGCATGTGCTCAAGATCCCACTGCTGGGTCGGAAGGAGCGCGTCCGCTCGTTCCGGGGCGACGGCACGCTGTCGAGCAAGAACCCTTCGGCGTTGACTACCGTCGATGGCGTACCCACAGCGGCTACGGTCATGGTGCGCTGGCGCGCGCCAGTGCCGGGGCAGTACGGGGACGGGGCGCTGGCGGCCACGACGACATCCTCCGTCGCCGGGGAGTGGTCGATCACAGGGCTGGATCACCGACTGCGCTACGACGTGTCCGCGCGTTTGGCCGGTGAGAACGATGCACTGCAGTCCAACGTGCAGCCGTACTTCACGCCGCGTTTCTCAACCACAACAATCAAGGCAACCGCAGGCGCAGCGCTTGATGTGCCGCTGCCGATCGAGGGTGGTGCGGGTACGGTCACAGCAGCCTATGTGTCGGGCACATACCCGACCGGGGTGACGCTCTCGGCGGGCCGACTACAGGCATCAGCCGTCGGCTCGACGGCTGGCACCTACACGATCACCTACGACCTGACTGACAGCATCGACACGTACACGCACACGCTGGACATTGTGGTGCGGGTAGCGCAGCTCAGTCTGCCACGCCCGGCCGTGCCCGAGGAGCTGGCTATCGGCGATACCGTGAGCGTGGTCTTTGCAGCCACGGGCGGCATTGGGCCGTACACCTACAGCCTTGATTCTGGCACGTTGCCTACGGGCCTGAGCTTCGATGCCAGCACGGCTACGTTGCCCGGCACGCTGACAGCCGGGAGCGGAACGTGTACGTTCCAAATCAAGGCTGTGGATACTAACGGCAGGGAAGCGTATGCGTCGTTCACCGTGTCGACACCGACGCCACCGCACAAGTATTGGCGGGTGTATGTGACGGCGGCGAACTCTTACGGGACGATGCGCGAGATCGAGTTCCTTGAGGCTGGTGTGCGTCTATCGACATCTGGTGCGACAATCACCGCGTCCTCCACATATTCATATTCGGGCATCGCGCCGGGGTATGCGTTCGATAACACGTTCGATTCGAATCGGTGGACTCCAGCAAATAGTGCCCCCCCAGCTTGGATTGCGATTGAGTACCCGTCAGCAGTTGATTTTGACGCGGTACGGATTACGATCTCGGTGGCATCCCAAGCACCTACGGCCTTCACCATCCAATCGTCAGATGATGGCACGACATGGACGGACGAATGGAGCGTGGCTGGGGAAAGTGGCTGGGTCGATAACGAGACCCGCACGTACCCTCGGTGACCCGTGAGTACCTACACCCCACCGCCCGGTAACGCAGTCCCGATGGACTTCATCGGTGGGCCATACACCCCGCCGTCTGGCAGTGCCGTTCCGCTGGAGTTTCGTCGGGACGCGGTGGCGGGGGAAGATCAGTATGTTTACCCGTATGCCTTTATTGGCCTGGCGTTCGGCGCAACGGCGATCCGCAACGCACATGAGTATGTGGCACCGGCCGGGTTTGATGCGCTGGGCTGGGGGAGCTACCTCGGCACGCTGGTCTGGAATTTTCACCAAACAATCGGCCCTACGGGCGGGTTGAGTGCGTTTGTTGGGTGGGGTGAGCACTGGGTGAGCCTGGGGACGCGAAGGATCTATGCGTCGCTGGGGGTGCAAACCAAGTGGGGCGATGCCATGGTGGCCAGTGGCGTGCGCGAGATCGATCTTGCGGGTCATGGCATCGTGTCAGGGCCGTTTGGCACCTCCAATGTGTGGTTCAGCGAGCGGCAGGTGTTTCCGCAAGGTGATGTAGCCACGCTTTCTGGTTTGCCGAGGGTAGATCACGACCATCCTGTTGATCCGGTGGGTTGGGAATCGAAAGTGTTTGGCGGGCATGAAGTTCACACACCGCGAATTGCACTCGATCTGGCCAACGCGGGGTTTGTCGCGGGCGGCTACGGACAGCCGGCCGTTTCGAACTGGACGCAGTATGCCAAGCCGAGTGGATGGCGGGATGGCGGTCTCGATGAACAGTCGCGGTTCGGGAGGCCAGAGGCGTACAACCTGACGCAATACCTGACGCAGATCAATGAGCCAGCACCAAACGACGGCGGGGTGTTTGGCACGTTCACCTATGTGGAGAATCGCAACAAGACGCCGCACCCGGAAGGCTGGCGGTCAAGCAAGTTTGGTAGGCCCGAGGTGGCCAACAAGGCACGCATCGTCGAGCTTGAGTATGGCGTGGAGTGCACGCTGTGGGGTAATGCGCTGGTGGCGGATGCGAACCGCGAACTGCGACCGGCTGGGTGGGATTCGTTCACGCTCGGCCACTGGCTTGCGGTCCACAACGATGCGCGTGTTCTGGCCCCGGCTGGATGGAATTCGCAGGTGTTTGGTGCGCACGGCCCAGTGTGGAGCAACCAGCAGACGACGAGGCCTGCGCATTGGGATTCGCAAGCATTCGGGGTGCCGATGGTGGCATTTGGGGAGCGCACTGTCGCGCCTTTCTCATTGCCGCGTCCACCGCCGCTCGGCGTGGCCACGGTGCAACACTTGCAACGCTTCGTCCAGCCGCCGGGATTCGATGCGTGGCGACACGGTTTGGCGAATGTGCGCGAGCATTTCACGATCATCGCGCCCAACTCGATCCTGTCGCGCACACGGTGGGGCAGTGAGACACGGGTTTGGAATCGGACGCCTGAGCTGCACGCATTTGGCTGGGTGGCGACAGAGTGGGGCGCCACGCAGGTGCGCAATCAGTTCGAGCGGTACGAGTTGCAGGGCTTCAACGCTGTGTGGTGGGGCAGGCCCATCGTGCGTGATCGCAGGTCTTGGGTATTACCGAATGGCATCGCGCCACGTCCGATCAGCCCACTGCACCAGGTGCGCAATGTGATCCCTGACCCGCCGGCGCCGCAGCCGGTTGGCGGTATAGGCTGGGACTCGCAGCGATTCGGAACAAGGCAGAACGATGGCGGGCTGATCGTCGGTGGCAAGGTAATTCGGCCCATAGGTAGCCATTTCGTCGAGTGGGGCGAGCCGATCGTAACCTTGATGGGCATCATCCCGGTTGGCATCACCCCGCCCTACGATCCGGCCGGGTCGCAGTTCGGACGGCCAAGCCTGAACGCAACGCAGTGGATCATGCCGGTAGGTATCGATCCCCCACCCGCATCAGAGGGGCATCAGTTCTGGCCGCACTATATATGGGCGCCAAAGGGCTACCCCTACGGCGTGGGCGCAACCTCATGGGAGCACACGATTGACTACTACGTGCACGGCCAGTCGGATACGCGGCCGTCATTCGGCGCGATTCGGGTTGAGCATCGGATTCGCAGTGTTCTTCCGTCCGGATTTTTGGCAACCGAGACGGCAGATTTCGGTTCTCCCCGTGTCTCGCTCAGGTGGCAGTTCGTCAGGCCGGACGGCATTCGTTCCTTGCGGACGGGGTTCCCTAAGGTGGGCGAGCCGAAAGTTGTGGCTGCCGGCTTCGACATGGCGCTGTATGGCAATGCGGCGGTGGTGGAGGTGGATACCGGTCCCAAGACGGCGCGGCCAAATGGAATTGTGCCGGGCGGGTTTGGTGCGCATCGCGTTGAACATTTTCACAGGGAGGTTTCACCCCAAGGATGGGACTCTTTTCGTATCAGCGCGCCCGCCGCGCCCGCATGGCCGCGCACGTCGCACTGGGTCAGTCACGAGTACCCGCCGTTCGAGTTCAGTGGCGAGGTGCATACGCTATGGGGCGATGCGTGGGTGAGCCACTCACCGCGCACCGTGGAGCCTGCGGGAACGGTCATGACGCTCATGGACGGATACACGCTGGGCGAGTTCGCGCTGCGGATGCGCGTGTGGAAACGTGACTATGTGCGTGATGTGACACTGGGCGGCGGTGAGGTGTTCGGTACGGCCTGGGTGGAGCAAGGCCAGCGCGTGATTGTGGCGCGCGGCGTGCGACCCGGTGGCGGCGTGCCGCGCCCGCAGGTCATTGGCCGAGCCACGATCGAGCCGGATGGATTCGATGCGTGTGTGTTCGGAGAGGTTCAACGGTGGGAAGCGGGCAAGGTCAAGCCTCATGGGGACGATCTGGCGACATGGGGCAGGGCGATCCTGTCCCGCGTGATGCACACACAAGGATTTGCGGGGGAGTTTGGTGCGCCACGCATCGCCAGGCCGGTGGCTCCAACGGGCTTGGATGCAAGTGGCGTAGGTGATCCAGTGGCCGTGGCGCGCTGGTGTGGGGACAAGGCGATAGCGGTGCAGGGCAGTGACATGGCGCAATTTGGCGACGCGACGGTGACGACATGACGACGAAATTGGGGCCGTGGCCGCTGGGCATTGACAACCTGAGTGGCCGGGGCGCGCTGGGGCGCAATCAGGACGGCATCCCTGTGGCGCTGGCCGATGCCGCGAACGTCAACATCAATCGCGATGGGCGACCGCAGCGTCGGCACGGGCGATCGCAGGTTCTGGCTGGCGGTGTGCATAGCGCGTGGTCATGCCCGCTGGGGTCTTTCGCGGTCGCTGGCGACCAGTTGTGCCGCGTGTCCGTGTCGGGCCTGACGCCGATCACCACGCTCAATAGCGCCGACCCCTGCACCTACGCGGTGCTGAACGACGAGTTGGTGGTGGCGAACCGCACAACGCTCCTGCGTGTTCAGGGCAATACCGTGCGCCCCGTGGCTGTTCCGGTAGCGACTGCGCCGACGGTGGTGCCGGTAGAAATGGGAGGCTTGCATGCCGGTCGTTACGGAGTCGCCGTTGCGGCCATGCGCGATGGCGAAGAAGGCGCGTTGTCGCCCCTGCGCACGGTGACTATAGATACAGGTGGCGGGATCGGGTTGACAGCGGACCTTCCGACAGGCGCCACCCACCTTCGGGTGTATCGCACGCAGGCAGGAGGGGCGACCCTGTACCGCCATGCCGACTTGCCAGCCAGTGTGGCGGGTTATGTGTTGGGCAACGCGGACTTGGGGATCGACGCTGGCACGCGAAATCTGCGCCCGCTACCGACAGGCGAGCATGTAGCGGCGTGGAACGGTCGCTTGTTGGTGGCGAGCGGCAAACGCTTGATCGTGGGTGAGGCGTTGCGCTACGGGCTGCATTCGCCAAGGCACGGCATCGTCCAATTCGCCGAACGCATCGCGTTCATCGCGCCGGTTTCGGGTGGGTTGTTCGTCGGGCTGCGCTCCACGGTGGTGTTCCTGCGCGGAGCCAAGCCAAAGGATTGGGTGCAGGAATCGACTGGCGCGGCTGCGCCCGTTCCGCGCTCTGTTGCGACGCTTCGGCCTGATGAGCGGGGGCTGGATATTCCCGGTGACGCAGTGACGTGGCTGTCGCGCGCCGGATATTGCATTGGCACTGGCGATGGGCAGGTCATTGCCCCACAATCAACCAGGCTGGCGCTTCCTCAATACGAGGCGGGCGCCACGTGCATCCATCAACGACGGGTCTTGACTGCCGTCATGTAGGCGATCCCCCACGGGATTTTCAATCTGAACCCAGGCGCATGAGTGCCGATCTCCAAGGAGACACACTCATGCTGTCCAAGCTCGAAACACTGATCCAAACCCCGACCAAGGGGCTGCGCAACTGGTTGCGGCGCTGGGAAGTCCAGATTGCCAATGCACTGATGACTGGCCAAGGCGTCACCGTGACGCCGGAAGGTGTGGTGCTGTTTGATGACAAACGACTGATCGGCCAGTTCTTCCATCGTGTTCCACAGCGTGAGCGTGATTTTGCGTTCGATCGGAACTTGGTGGTGGACCAAGGCATCATGAAGGCGCTGGCCGTGATGTTTCACACCGACACCAAGATCGCCAATTGGTATGTCTCGATGTTCAACGGTGCCGCAACGCCGACCAACGCGCTGACGGCCGCGAACGTGGCTGCGACGATGAGTGAGATCACGTCACTGACCGAGGGATTCTCGAACGCGACCCGTCCGGCATGGACACCCTCGGCGCCGGCCGCGAACGTCATCAGCAGCAGCGCCAGCAAGGCGGTGTTCAACATCGTGGCAACGACCAGTATCACAGCGACTGGCGCGTTCATCGTGTCCAGCGACACGCGCGGCGGCACGAGCGGGACGCTGTGGTCTGCCGCACGTTTTGACGCTGAGCGTGAACTGTTCAACGGTGAAACGTTTGAACTGGGCTACCAGACTTCGCTGACAACCTGATGAGCGAGGGCGTCCGCTACGGGCCGACCAGCATCCGCTACAGCGGCGATGAGCAACGGGCAAGGGAATACCTGCCCGCTGCCATGCAGTGGCTGAGGATCACGCAAGAACGGCAGCGGGCGGGTGGCGTGAACATCATGCGGTACACGCGTGAACTGGCCGAGGATGCGTATTGCTACGTCACCTTGGGCGGCGGCATGTCGATCCTGCATATCGTGGCGGGCGCCGCCACGGTGGAACAGGGCGGCGAAATTGCACGCGACCTGATACCTGATTTTGTGTCCGGCGCGGTGAGGGGCGGGTATATCCGAAAGGAGTTTCCGAACCTTGCGAATCAGCCGGACGAACTGGCGACCTTCAAGCCGACGGATCGGTGCTTCTGGCGGTACTACCGAGAGGATGGCCACGATAATTGGCTGAGGCCTGGCTATTCGTACGTGCGGCGGTTGGCGGTGGAGCCGCACAACAGCATGGGCGGGGTGATGAATGCGGACCCCAACAGCACCGTCACGTTCAGTCAGTACACCAAGCTCAAGCCCACGATGTATTCCGGCACGATGCGCAAGTGCGTGCAGGCGTTGATGGGGTTTGGACGGCAGCGCAAGAAACCCGGAACTGGCCGGGGCGATGTGAGTCTTTACGACTACAAAGACTTCCTGTGGGAGCGCATCGAGCCGGTATCGGACGAGGACGCCATGCGCGCACAGGATGTACGCGAGCACGGGCTGCAGGTGCAGTACGACTGGCGCTGGGTTCGTACACATGGCCTGACCCGCGCCGAGGATGGTGCGTGGTGGCTGGTTGAAATCAGCAAGTCACGCGGCATTGTGGCGATGCGCCTTCCGTTGCACCCGGCCACGACGTTGCCGGAGTTCCGGGAAAAGCTGGAATCAGAGAACGATGTGGACGCGCTACGGCTGTTGGATGAGTTTGGCGGGTTTCCGACAGGCGAGACATTCCCATCGGCAGTCGATCCGTGGATCGATGCGGGAAAGGTGCTTCGGTTGCTAGAGCCAGACGCAATGGCGGCGTACTACGAGCACAGCGCCTATTCCATTGACATGGGGTGGGCATTCAACCTGCGCGGCAGCGAGGCGCACAACACGGCATGGCGATTTGGGGACGACGGATACCAGCGCGGGGTGCACTATGCGTGCGCCATGCACATTGGGCCATGCCGCGAATATGACTCAGCGGACGGGTTGGCGGGGCGCCTCGAATCATTGCGTGGTGTCGATGGCATTGACGGGAATGATCTGGACGCGGCCAGATGGAAGTGTGGATTGCTCAGTGAGCAAGACCGGCGCCATGCGGCGGACGCCAGATACACCGTCGATTGTTACCAGAGAGTTCGCGGGGCGTCCGTTTCGCCATTGGCAACAGGTGGCGCGTCCATCAGCAAGGTGAGTGAGGGCTTCTTGTACGGCTGGCCGAAGGTGCGGGTGCAGCGGAACAACAACATGAAATGCCCGGCGCTCCCTTTGGATTATCTACTGTCGCACGACATGCGCGCCTGGGATGAGGACATGCCGCACCCTGGCCTGTGCGACACAACGATGTTTGTGTTTTTTGCCGGCAACGATCTGAAATGGGTCAAGTTCTTCTGGGATGGGAGAGCGATCCCGTTCAGAAACGAGGACAACTACGAGCAGTGCATGTTCATCGGGGAGTGGGACAGACACGAGGAATCGGAAGAGAAGAAAATTCCGATGATGTTCTACAGCAACGATCTGGATCACCGTGAGGAGATCGCAGGATTCTCACGGCACACGAACATCAAGAGTGAAGACCTCGGGTATTACCTTTGCCAAGTGGTAGATGGACTGGGGTGGTTCCAGCATGCGGGCACGGTCAAACGACGCAAGCGGTTCTATCAGGTCACTGATGTCAAGACGACGTGGGGCCGAAGCATTCGCACGGGGATCGCAATCCCCATCGGCGAGCGCGAGGGTTACTACTACGCCAAGGCCGAATCGACTGAGCGGTTTGAACATGCGGTGTACCACGGGCACACCTATCAATGGGACCCGTACACGTACCAGCACTGGCGGAATCGAGCGCGGTGCAACGTGGATAGCCATGACCCCAGATTGGCGTGGTGTAACACGCACGGGAGCGCCACCGCCATGTGCCCGTCCGAGGGCGATGAGGACCGCGCGACAGGTGTTTGGGAGCGACTCCAAGACCATCCGACCGGTTGCGGCAAGACACTGATTCGGACGGTGGTTGTCCCGGATGTGCCGTATTGGATATTCGACCTCCAATACTCGTGGTGGCTGCAGAGCGGGAAAGTGTATTTCCCCGGCGACTGCGCTGAGGCGGATGAAGGTCCATGGCTGTTCGGCTGTGAGCACGCCACGCCCATGGCGTACGAAATCCCAGCGCCGCCACTACCGGCCGACACCGAGGTCATTGAGGAAAACCGTGCGTTTTACGACGTTTGGCTGGTGACCAGTTCGTCGCACGGCCCCATCCGAACGGTCGAAGAGAAGCCGATCACGGAGTCCGATGATGGATTCGAGCCGTGGGAGTTGCCGTCGCCATCGATTGATCCACCCATGGAAATGTCGATCTACGAGACGCACAACGTGCTCGGCGAGGGCGATGTGATTCGGTACTCCAAGGACATGAATGACATCCCGAACCAAATCAAGGGTCGGCCGGAATGGCCGGAAATGAAGGTGGGCGAATTGACATTCGTGGGGGTGGTGGATGGCTGAACAGTGTTTGGTAATCGAAGACCCAGCGTACTTTAGCGAGGTGTACATCGTCGCCCGTGCCGCCGTAGTGTCCGATCAGGTGCGCGCGTTGGATGCGCTGGTGGGCATCGTGCGCGGGCAGGCCATCGGCGACACCCTGACGGTGGGCGAGGCATACGACGGCACGCGTACGCAGTGGCTGCGCGACACGCTGACTACGGGTGAGCAGTACCTGTTGTTGGCGCAACAGGATGAGGTGTTGTCTGATTGGGCGCGCGTGGCCGACAGGTTCAGCATCACGCGCAGTGCGGCATGGGCCGACCCACTGACGGCAGGTGAGGATTACTCGATCACCACCAGCGCAACGCTGGGCGATGGTGTGCTGGCGGCAGACGCTGCGATCCCAGTGCGACACCCGATGGTGATGCTGTCGGAGTCGCTACGCGTAACCGGGCACCTCATTCAGGAGCGCACTGGTCTGGTAGTTGAGGTGCCGCTGACCGTCGTCGAGGGATGGCACTTAGGGCGCACGCTGGCGCTGGTCGATCCCCTTGGGGTCAACGAGGCGTATGCACTAGTCGGCCACCCGTCCGCAACGCTGGGCGACTCGGTACAGGTGCAAGATCGCCTACTGCACGTTCATAGGGATGTTCTGGCGGACAGCGCAACCGTGGCTGACGCCTGGTCAGTCGCTTTGGGCTTCACGATTGGTGATACGGCCGCAACCGGTGATCTGTTCACGCCCTTCGGGCATCCAGTGGCCATGCTGGCCGATTCGGCATGGGTGGCTGAGTCCTTCATTCAACGCAACATCGGGCGCACGGTCTTGGCAGACGGTGCCACGGTGGGCGAGGTGTACTCAGCCCACCTTGCGCCCAGGGCGGTCGTCGGCGACGAATTGTTTGTGGATGAACGCTATGTTCTGCCTGCGGCACTGCCGACAAACGCGGAACACACCGCCGGTCGTGTTGGGCGGGCCACGGCATGGACGGCGAACACCGACACATGGGGCTGTAGCCGCTACACGAACTTCGAGTTCAACTCGCTGGCCGTTGTGGATGGCGTGCTGATGGGCGCGAACGATACGGGGCTGTGGCGGCTCGATGCGCAGGATGACGCTGGTGAGCCGATTCTTGCGCACATTCAGACTGACCTTCAAGACTACGGCGCAGAACAGGTGAAGTCCGCGCCGCTGGTATATGCGGGAGCGGCCACCGATGGCGCGCTGCAACTGACCGTGGATGCGGTCATCCAGGGCGCTTCGAGCTTCTACACCTACACGTTCGAGCCGCGCCATGCGGGCGATTTCGCTCCTACTCGGTGCAAGGTTGGGCGTGGCGTGCGCGCGCGGTATTTGCAATTCACCGTCGGCAACCAGTCCGGCGCGGCATTCACTATCGACCAGCTCTCGGTACTTGCCGAAGCTGGCTCAAGGAGAGTGTGAACATGGGATACGAGGAACCGAAATACATAATGCCCGAGGCGATCCGGCACGTCGATACGACGTTTCAGTGGCTTACCGGGTTGACAGAAAGCTGGACTGCCAGCACGCAAGGCGCGATCGCAAGCATGGCGGCGTGGGCACCCGCGCCTGAACAGGCTCCACCGACGCTGAAAGTCAACGGCGTCCAATTCACGCCGCTCCCGGAGCTATCCCCACCAGCCCCACAGAGCATGGAGGATATTCCAGAGATTGATCTGCCGGTATGGGATTCGTCTTTGTTGTCCCTACTGAGTGAACTGGAAATGGAGGCGCCGCAGGAGTTCACGCCAACTGGCCCGATTCCGACGTTCAACCTGGAAGCGATTAACGCTGGCGAAGCACCAGACATTTACCAACCAGCGGCCGTGGAAGTGCCGATGGCATTCGACGAGTCTGCACCTTCCGAGCCAACCTTTGAGACGATCTCGGCGAGTGGATTGCCTGACGCGCCAGGCTTCATCGATCCATCCTTGGATTTGCCGGACTCGCCAAATTTCATTCAGGTATCCGCTGATGAGCTGCCGTCGGTTCCAGACTTCGTGGATGTTTCGGTAGGTAATTTGCCGACCCACCCAAACTTCATTCAGGTATCCGCCGATGGGCTGCCGTCGGCGCCGACGTTTGTGTCTGTTTCGGCCGATGACTTGCCGGGAAGCCCCACGTTCATCTCGCTGTCACTGCCAGAGGGTCCATCGCTTGTCGTGCCGCCGTTTGATGACGGGGAAGTCCCGGCATTCGATGCCGATGTTCCTGACCTGCAATCGGCCCAATGGACGGCCGGCACCTACACGCCACTGGCACTTAACGAGTTGACGGGCACGATCAAGGCCATGCTTGATGGTGGCTATGCGATGCCAGCGGCAGTGCAGGATGCGCTGTGGACGGCAGCAGTAGATCGTGAGGACGCGACTGCACGCCGGGCGGTGGATGCCGCGACAGAGGAATGGGCTGGGCGCGGCTTCTTTTTGCCGCCGGGCATGTTGATCGAGCAGGCCAATGCTGCGCGCGAACAGGCTGCATTGGCGGCCAACGATCACAGCCGGAGTGTGTTCGCCAAGGCGGCAGACTGGCAAATAGAGAACTTGCGGACAGCCGTGGCGCAGGGCATCGCGGCGGAAACCATGTGGAGCCAGCACTGGAACACGGTTGAGGCACGGTTGTTGACCGCTGCCAAGATGCAGGTGGACATCCTGAAGGACCAGTTCAACCTGCGTGCATTGGCGTTCACCACTGCAATCGCCCGCATTGGCGCGCTGCGTGATCTGTTTCTGGCGCGGTGGCAGGTTCAAACGGCCAAGTTGGAAGAGTGGCGCGGCGTGCTGGAATTGGAGTTGGCCAAAGGGCAAGTCAACGAACAAAATCTCAAACTGTTCCTTGGAAAAGTTCAAGCCATTGTCGAGCGGGAAAAGCTGAAAGGCTCCGTCAACGAACTGAACCTCAACAAATACCTCGGTCAGATCAAGGCCAAGATTGATGTGGAAGGGTTAAAAGCAACGGTCAATGAACAAAACCTCAAACTTTTCCTCGGGGAAGTGCAAGCCATCGTCGAGCGCGAAAAGTTGAAAGGCTCCGTCAACGAACTAAATCTGAACAGGTATCTTGGCGAAATCAAAGCCAAGATCGATGCCGAAGGGTTGAAGGCATCGGTCAACGAACAAAACCTCAAGTTATTCCTTGGGGAAGTCCAAGCCATCGTTGAACGGGAAAAGTTGAAGGGCAACATAAACGAATTGAACCTCAACAAGTATCTTGGCGAAATCAAAGCCAAGATCGATGCCGAAGGGTTGAAGGGGACGGTCAATGAGCAGAATCTGAAACTTTACCTCGGGAAACTTGAGAGATTGCGCGTTCTGGCGAGCGTGTTCAGTGAGAAAATGAACGGCGCGAGGTTGCTGTCAGAGCACGAGCGCAGCATGCTGGAAACCAGCAAGCTACAACTCGAAGCGTGGGACCGTGAGCTTCAAGCCAAGCGTGACACTCGCGCCCAAGACTTGCAGGTCGAGCTGGGGAAAGTCCAGTTCCGCGAGATCGAGGCACGGCAGTTTGCCGCACAAGTTCAGGCAACCACGAGCAAGGATGATCTTCGCATGAAGTTCATCCAGACGCAGGCCGGACTTGTCGAGGCCTCCGCACGGAAGTATCAGGCCGACATTTCCGCACAGGAAACCAAGCTGCGCGCCAGAATTGAACGGCTCAAGGCCCGCGTAGCCTCATACGAGGCTGACCAGCGATACATGGCCGAGCAGATGCGCTACATGGCGCAGGGCGAAGAATTGAAGGTGCGCGTGGCTGAAGCCAACGCACGGAATAACCTGGGTTATTTCGACACCGTGAATCGCCAGTTCGACGCCCGCATGCAACGGTTGATGATCGTATCGCAGCAGATTCTCACAGCAATTCAGGAGGCGGGTCGAATGTCGGCGCAAATGGCTGCGGGCGCGATGAGTGCGGTCCACGCATCGGCCAGCATCAGCGGCAGTGGCAGCAATAGCAGCAGTGTCAGCTTCTCCGAATCCCACAACTACGAGTATTGAGGAATCGACATGTCAAACGGATATTTCATTGGGAGCGACGGGCGCCGGCGCGAGTTCGACACGAAAGGGCGAGAACTTGGGACGCAAACTGGCTCCATGCCGGCGGTTCGCAGACCCGACGCGGGCACGGGTGCAACGCCGGCTATCGCAGAACCCAGCACCGCGCAGCCAATGGCGCGTGCTATTTCTCAGCCGCGGGTTGAGATCAGGGCCACGCCCATGGAGCCGAATCCGAGCGGATCGCGTGCGGCAATTCTCGATCCGCGCAGCGTGAGTGGTGAGATGGCCCGCAGGGCCGAGATGGCCAGCAGTGACGTTATGCGGATGGCGCGTGCGTCGAAGGGCACCTATACGCGGGCGCAGCTCGCGGCGGCTGCGAGTGTGGCCGGGGCAGGGCGGGACTTCTGGCTGGATCAAGCGCGTTCGATTTCTGGCGATGCGCACCAGCGATTCCTTGAGGCGCAGAAATTGCGGTCGCAAGAAAGGCAGACCGGCGCGTCGCTGGGGAATCAGCAGACGATTGCAGCAGAGAACAATGCCGCTCGCGCCGCTGAGGGGGTGGCGGATCGCACATTCCAAGCCGGGCAGGGTGAGGCGAACCGTGCATTTCGGGCCGGGCAGGGTGAGGCGGATCGTAGCCTACGGCGATCACTGTTCGAACAGCAGATGCAGGCGCAACAGAACGCGCCCCAACTTGTCACGGCGGATGGGGGTGTCATGGGTTACGCCACGCCTGGAGGCGGGTTCACATCGTTGCGCGATCATGGCGGAAATCCTGTGTTGGCCCCGCCGCCGCAGATTGATCCACGTTTGTCGATTGCGAATATCAATGCACTGGCGCGTGCTGACGCGGCCACCTTGGAGAGCGTCATGAACCCAGAGGATCGTGCCGCACAGCTTGCGGCGAACGCGGACCGGTACGGCGGGCAGGGAGCGAGGCAGTCCCAATCCGATGTCGTCGCACAGGCGCGTCAAGCCATTGCGTCGGGCGGCATCTCCAGAGAAGAAGCCGCGAAGCGTCTGCGTAGTGCCGGGTACTCGACCGCTGGGCTGTAATCGCGCTCAATTCACGCACACTTATGGCCGCCGAAAGGCTGCCCCTTTCTCAAGGAATCAAGATGGCCGGCTTGTTCGACGATGTTCTCGGTGATGGCAACAGACAAAGCTCGCCGGGCTTGTTCGACGATGTTCTGAGGTCGAAGATTCAGCGGCCTGATGTTGGGCAGTCTGATTCAAAACCGCCAACACGCGATCCGCTGCCGCCCGCGGCCGATGGGTACAACGGCCCCGGCATGTCGGCCGCGCCGGTCGGTCGGACGTTTGGTGAGTTCATCTCCGATCAGCGCCATGCCGCCGGCGAAGGTGTGGCGTCCGCCGTGGGTGGATTGATCGAGGCGCCGGTTGGGCTGGTCAATGCCGCCGTAGCGTATTCGCCCTTGCGCATGGCGATCGAGAAACTCAGCCCGAGCACGGGCGTGGGTATCCAGAAGGCACTGCATATCGAGCAACCCGATGTCGTGAAGAAGGCGGCAGGCGTGTTCCACGACATTGCCGCCGACCAGCGCAGCAAGATGTCCGTGGGCCACCAAATGCAGGCCGAACAGCTCAACGACACCGAAGGCGCGTGGGATACCGCCAAGTTTCTGGCGACGAACCCGGCCTACACGGCAACGGAAGCCACCAAGGTGTTGGCGCAGATGGTGCCGGGTGGCGTGGTGGCCAAGGGTGCGACCACGGCGGGTGCGCTGGCGCGTGGCGCGCAGTCGGCGTTGGCGGGCGAGCGGGCAGCCACGGCCTTCAACGTCGGATTGCAGGCGGCGATGGCGGGATCACTCCAGGGCAACGAGGTTCGGGCAACGCTCGAAGCCATGCCGATGGAGAAGCTCAAGGCGCAACCTGAGTTTGGGCGGCTCAAGGCGGCGCTGGAAACGGATTCGGATGAGGATGTTCGGGACTGGCTCATCAAGAATGCCGAGTCGAACGCCTTTGCCGAGTCGTTTGCCATCAATGCGGTCACGCCATTCCTGATTCCGCACGGTGCGACCATCGAAAAAGCGATGCTCGGGCAAGGCGCAGCGGGCGCATCACGCTGGCGCAACGCCTTGTTGGGTGGCGCGGGTGAGGCGGCAGAGGAAGGCATCGCCGAGTCCGGTGAGCAAATCAGTCAGAACGTGCGGACCTTTCGCCCGTGGGATGAGGGTGTCGGCAAGGCCGGTGCCTTGGGCGCGGTGCTGGGCGCTGGAATGGGCGTTCCTGCGGGGGCGCTCCAAGCGCCGAGCGATGGGAATACGAACGAGCGATTGGATCGCGTTCTGAGCCGCGACCCTACGGACATCACGGCGGCGATCCAAGCCGGAACCATCAAACGCCTGCGCGAAGATGTGGCTTCGGCCCCGACGCCTGAAACACGCGCCTACGCAGAGCAGAACCTTGCGGACTATCTGGTGCAGACTGGGAACAAAGCCCGCCCGGCAATCATCAACCCCGCCACCGGCCAGACCAGCCAAAAACCCAACGGCGTGACCGATGCTGCGGCAACCGGCACGCCAGTGCGTCCGCAGATTCCCTTTCCCGGAGCCAAGCCAAGTACCGCATCGGATGCCGTCAACGCACTGGCGACGACACAACCCGGTTCGGGCGATCTTTCCGCTGTGGTGCAGACGCTGGCACCCGCCAATGCCGCGCCGAAACGTCGGCAAATCGCCGCCGACGAAGTGACGCGACGCGCCCAAGCCAAGCTCGCCGAGTTGGATGCTTGGGCCGCCGGCGAAGGCGGGCTGACCGACGCTGAAGCCGAGTTGCAGACCGTCTTGCGTCGCAACATGGGCAACCCGGCCATGCTGGCCAACATGTTGGGAGCCGACCTTGCGGAGCCGTCGGCCCAGGATCAAGCCCAAGTTCCAGAACCCCAGCCGGAAGAAGCGCCACCACGCGCCGTACCGCCTGCACAAAATGGCATCGTTGCGCCATTGACGCCATCGTGGGTGAATCAGGAAACCGGCGCAGTCGCCATTCCAGGCCGCGAGGATATGCGCGCCGCGCTGGAATCGCAGATGCAGGCGCAGTTTGCCGCGCACGGAAACACAGCACTGGATTCGGACGCCATCGCCTACGCATGGCAGGCCAGCGGCGTTGACGTATCGCCCACGGCCATCACCAAGGTGGCGCGCGACATTCGCAAGGGCTTCACGCCTGCGACCGCAGCGCCAACCGCAGAAAGTGCCGGGGCGCCAGAAGTGGCGAGCGCACAATCCCCAGAAGTGGCCGCGCCTGAGCCGGTACGGCCCGCCGTGCCATTCCCTGATGCTGCACCGGATTCGATTGCAGCCGCGCCCGATGGACCCCTGCCGCAGAACGCGGACGAACAGCGTGCCGGCATGCCGCCCATTGTTGCCCCTGATGCAGACCTTGCTGCCCCTGATGAAACCCAAGACGAGCCCGCCACGCCATCCGAGCCAGCAACGCCGGAAGCGGTCGAGCCTGATGCACAGGTCGCACCCCCCGGCATCAAGACGGCCATCCACCTCAAGCATTACCAGCGTGACGTTTCGCCTTCGGACTTGGTGAAGACGAAGGACGTGAACGGGAAAACCGTCTTTGTCCACAAGGATGCGCTGGCTGACGAAAGCGCGACACAGCTTCCGATGTACACCAGCCGTGGCACACAGTACCGCGCAAAAGACCGACACCAGACCATCCACCGCGAGAACCTTGATCTGGACGGCAGCAAGCGTGCGGCTGGCCCAGGCTTGCCGTACTACGCCATCACGACGCGCACTGGCGAGAAGCCGTTCAAGACCGCGCGGGCGGCGAAGAAGGCCGTGACCGATGACGGCCAGAACCTTGACGACTACGAGATCACGGCGCACGGCGCTGGCTTTGTGGCAATTCGGAAATCGGACGCCGACCAAAAGGCCGCGCAGCCAGCCCAATCGAGCGCCGAACCTGCCGCGCCCGTCGTTGGCGACCGCGTGAACATCACGGGCGGCGCGCACAAGGGCAAGTCCGGCTCAGTCACCAGCCTTGGCAAGAACTATGGCATCACCTTTGATGATGGTTCCACGGGGCGCGTGGGGCCGAAGGCGGTGCAGAAGGCTGTGAGCACCCCGCGTGAGACTGTCGATCCAGCCAACGACCCCATTGTCGGCGAGGACATCCATGGATCACCCATCCGCAAGAGCAAAGCAGGCACGTACTACACCGTGGAGCACGGGCGCGTTCGCACAGGCCCGCCCTTCAAGGAGGGTACGCACGCAGACATCTTAGACGACGAGGCGGGACAAGAAGTTGCGACATCGAGCGAGGGCGGAGGCAAGGCCAACCCGGCTACACCCACATACCGCATCGAAGACAACAGCGCCGCCAAGCGCGGTGAGTTCGCCGTTGTGGGTGAGGATGGGCGTGCGGTGGCGCTCTTCGAGCGAAGCCGAGACGGAACGCCAAAGAACATCCGGTATATCGACAAATCTGCACGCGCTGCGGTGGATGGCGTGCTTGGTATCGCCACGCAAGGCACGCCAACAAAAAACACCAACCTGAGCTTCAACGAGCAATACGACGAGCGCGTGAAGGAATCCAAGGACGCAGGCAATGTGCATTTGGACCAGCTTGACGCCAGCGTGGAGGGAATGCGTGGGAGACGCATCCATTCTGTGCACGATCCCAAGGTTCGTGGAGTTGTTCGCACTGTGGATAACAGCGGGAATGTCTGGATCTACTGGTCCGATGACTACTCGGCCAAGAAGGAAATGGCGACGCCATCGCAGGAGGGGAAGAAAACTGTATTCCGCTCAATCCTTGGGCCACGCGATTTGAAGGATTACGTTGTTGAAGGGGTTGGCGATGCAGCCACGCACGCTGACATAGTAGACGACGATGCGGCTACCGCCGATCGGTTCGCCAACAACAAGATGTTCACCAGCGACAAGGTTGCAGCCGCGAAAGCGCGGCTCAAGGCCAAGCTGGGCCAGCTCAACAGCGGTGTGGATCCTGAGTTGTTCGTGGACGGCGTGACCATCGCCGGTGCCTACATTGAGTCCGGAGTGCGCAAGTTCGCTGACTACGCCAAGGCGATGGTGGATGACCTGGGCGATGCGATCAAGCCGTACCTGCTGAGCTTCTACGAGGGCGTACGCTACTACCCTGGCGTCGACGCCAAGGGGATGGACAGCGCGGCCGACGCCCAGCGTGAGTTCGACGCGCTGTTGACCCCGGCCGACCTGCAGGCGGATGCGATCGGCAATGCCAAGCCGCCGCGCAAGACCCGCGCCAAGGCCACCACCGACCGCGGCGCGCGCACCCTGCGCGACGACTGGGGCGTGGACCACATCAATGGCTACTCGAACACGAGCAGCCGCGAGAAGGGCAACGACACCAAGGACGCCTTCCTGAAGGATGCGTCCGCCTACCTCAAGGCCGTGGCCGAGGCGCTGGAGGACCAGGGCTACACCGTGACGCTGGACCGCAAGGGAAAGCCTGCCAAGGCCGTGAGCGTCAACGAGAGCGGGATGGCCGGCTCTGGCGACGTGTACCTGCACATGGTCGCCCCGGATGGAACCGGGATCTACGTGCATGTCGGCGACACCACACTGCGCGGGGCGGTGCCTTCCACCACCAGCGGCATTGCCCTGATGTACCGCACCACGAATGGCACCCAGGGCAAGAGCGGTGCCAACCAGTGGGGCCGGGCGGACTTGACCGCTGCCGAGCTGGCCGCCGAGCTGGCCAGCCACGTCCAGCGTCACCCGTGGGTGGACGGCAGCAACAAGGGCACCTTGCCGGTTCGCGTCCCGGTCAATGTCATTGGTCGGGATGGCTTGACCGATGCGGTACCGGCCGCCGGGAAGGCCCCACTGTCGGTTGCACCTACCACCGAAAACGCGCATAATCCTGCACAGGAGGCCGTCGATGCTCCAGACCAAGCAAACCGACAATCTGGTCAGCCGCCGCTCGTATCCGGCGGACGTGCTCGCGAAGATGGAAGCGATGCCGCCGCTGGCGCTGCAAATCGCGGATCGGTGGATGCTGGGGTGGCCGAAGCAGGTGAAGGCGCTGCTGGCGCAGGGGATCTTTTTGCAGGCGCTTCGGGAGCAGGAAGAGACGGAAGCCAAGGTGCAGTACGAATCTCGCGCGATGACGCATCTGGCGAAGCACGAGATCGCGGAACTGTACGGGCTGAGCCCGGCACCGCCGACGCCGTAGAGGACTTCGACCTCACCGGGGAAGCCCTCGGCAAGGGCGGACTGGCCACAAAGTACCGCGAGAACGTCGCGGCTATCCGCATCGTCAAGACGCTCGAAGCTGAAGGCCGAGTCGCCACCCCTGAAGAACGCAAGCAGCTTGCCCGCTACGTCGGCTGGGGCGCGCTCAAGGGTGTGTTCGACCAGAACAACAAGCAGTGGGCCAAGCAGCATGCCGAACTCAAGGAGCTGTTGACGTCGGACGAGTACGCCGCAGCGCGCGCGTCCACGCGCAATGCGCACTTCACAAGTCAGGAAGTCGTGGCTCCGATGATCGATGGCCTTCAGCGCCTCGGCTTCACCAAGGGACGCCTACTGGAGCCCAGCGTCGGCACAGGCAACTTCTTCGGCATGATGCCGGCGCGCTTGCGCCAGTCTGCCGAACTGTTTGGCGTGGAGCTGGATCCGATCACGTCCAAGATCGCCGCTGGACTGTATCCGTCCGCGCGGATTACCAACAGCGGCTTCGAGGACTACCAAGTTCCGGGCGGCTTCTTTGACGCTGCAATCGGCAACCCACCGTTCGGCGAAGAACCCATCGCGGACAGCGACCGCAGCCCGTATTCAGGGTTCAGCATTCACAACTACTTCATAGCGAAGACCATCGACAAACTGCGCCCCGGCGGCGTTGCGATGATGGTGGTCTCGCACAATTTCCTAGACGCGCGCGACAACCGGGCACGCAAGTGGATCGCCGAACGCGCCAGCCTGGTCGCCGCTGTACGACTGCCGGATACCGCGTTCAAGGGCAACGCCGGCACGGAAGTCGTCACCGACGTGCTGGTGTTCCAGAAGCACCAAAACGGCATCCCGAATGGTGAACGCGCATGGGTGGACTCGGGCAGGCAGAAGCTGGAGAACCCAAAGACTGGCGAATCGAGCGAGCACAACGTTAGCCAATACTTCCTCGCTCACCCAGAGAACGTGCTGGGTGAGCCGACGGCAGGCGGCAGCATGTACCGCGCCAATGACTACACGGTGAAGGCAAGCGGCGATCTTGCCACGCAACTGACGGAATGGGTCAACCGCTTGCCAGAAGGCATCTACCAGCCGATCGACCGCACCGAATCAATGCAGAAGGCCGAGGTGCCGGACGGGATCAAGGTCGGCAGCTACTACGTGGATGGCAAGGGTGTAATCCAGCAACGTGGTGAGGACACCGCAGGTGCGAAGACTGCGGATGCGTGGACGCCGCCGAACGCCAAGGCCGAAGCCCGCATGCGTGGCATGATTGCCGTGCGCGATGCCCTGCGTGCGCAGATGCTTCTGGAACGCGACCCGCTGGCAACAGACAAAGCGATTGCCGCCAGCCGCAATCGCCTGAACAAAGCCTACGACACCTTCCTGAAGGAGCACGGCTACCTGAACTCGCCGACCAATTACCGCTTGTTCAAGGAGGACAGCGACAGCGATCTCGTGCAGGCGCTGGAGTTCGACTACGACAATGGCATCAGCAAGGCGGTTGCCGACAGGGAAGGCATCGAGCCTCGCGCTGCATCGGCGAGGAAGGCCGACATCTTCGAGCGACGGGTCGCGTTCCCGCAGAACGATATGCAGGCGGTGTTCAGCGCCAAAGACGCATTGATCGCCAGCCTCAATTACCGTGGCACGGTTGACCCCGCTTACATGGCGCGGGTTTACGGCAAGGATCAGGATGCCATCGTCGCGGAACTCGGCGATCTGGTGTACTCGACGCCGGAGGGCGGTATTGAGACCGCAGACGCCTACCTGTCCGGCGACGTGAAGACCAAGCTCGCGGAGGCCGAGGCTGCGGCTAAGGCCGATTCCGCGTTCACGCGCAACGTCAAGGCGCTCAAGGCCGTTATCCCGAAGGACAAGAGCCCCAGCGAGATCCACATTTCTCTTGGCGCGCACTTCGTGCCGAGTTCCATCGTGGAAGACTTCATTGAGCACATCACTGGCGCGAAGGTTTCGACCAGCTATGTGAAGTCGCTGGGTCGCTGGATGTTCAACAAGACCGGCCACATTGACGAGGTGCGCAACGCCCAGACCTGGGGCACGCCGCACATTGGTGCCGACAAGATCATCCAGCAGACCATCGACGGGCGCACCGTGGTCGTCACCAAGACGGAGAAGGTCGGCGACTCGACCCGCACCATCGTGCTGGAAGCCGAGACCGAGGCCGCGCGCGAGAAGCAGAACGCTATCCGCAATGAGTGGAAGTCCTGGCTCTGGCGTGACCCAGAGCGCGGGGAGAAGGTGCTCGCCGAGTACAACGACAAGATGAATCGCACGGTGCGTCGCAGCTACGACGGTTCGCACCTGTCTTTGCCGGGCAAGAATCCTGCGATCACGTTGCTCAAGCACCAGCTCGACGGGATTTGGCGCGGCCTTCAGTCGCGCCAAATCTTGCTGGATCACGTCGTTGGCGCTGGCAAGACGTTCCAGATCGTCGGCATGATCATGGAGATGCGCCGGCTTGGCATCGCGCGTAAGCCGGTGCTGGCGGTGCCCAACCACCTGACCTTGCAATGGCGTAGTGAGTTCACTCGACTCTATCCGGGAGCGCGCGTGCTGGCTGCCCGCCCGGAGGATTTCTCCAAAGAGAACCGACCCAAGCTGTTCTCCAAGATTGTTACCGGCGATTGGGATGCGGTCATCCTCGGCCACAGTTCGCTGAAGAAGATCGGACTGCCGTCGGAAGTGGAGGCCAATATCCTGAAGGAGCAGATCGACGACCTTGCCAAGGCCATCGAGGAGATCAAGCGTGAGCGCGGCGACCGCAACATTGTCCGCGACATGGAGGGGATCAAGAGGAACCTCGAAGCCAAGATGAAGGAGCGGCTGAGCGCCGCGGGCCCCCGCGACAAGGTGCTGACCTTCGACGAGCTCGGCCTCGATGCTCTGGGAGTGGACGAACTTCACGAATTCAAGAACCTGACCTACAGTTCGACCATGACCAAGGTGCCCGGCATGGGCAATCCGAAGGGCTCGGCGCGTGCCTTCGACCTGTTCATGAAGACCCAGTGGCTGTTCAAGACCTACGGCGATCAGGCGCCGCTCATCACGGCCACCGGGACGCCGGTCAGCAATTCGCTGGTGGAGATGTACAACGTCCAGCGCTACATGCAGTACCCGCAGATGAAGCGCGACGGCCTGCATATGTTCGATGCATGGGCGCGCGCTTACGGCAGTGTCGAAAATGTCTACGAGGTCGCGCCGTCGGGCTCCGGCTTCCGTGCATCCAGCCGCTTCGCCAAGTTCCAGAACCTGTCATCGTTGATGGCCGACTACCTGTCCTTTGCCGATGTCATCACGCTGGACGACCTCAAGGTGCAGGAGGAGGCGCGCGGCGGGCGGTTCCCGGTGCCGAAGGTGAAGGGCGGCCGCCCTCAATTGGTCGTCGCGCCACGCTCGCCGTTGGTCGCTGACTTCATGGGCGTTCCAAAGCTCTCGCGCTGGCCGGACGGTGGAGCGAAGTTCAAGCTCGACCTTGCACATGGCGATACCTTCGAGACCGAGGACATGGACGGCAAGGTGTTCCTGCGCATGCACAAGGCGGGGGACGATACGCAAGCCATCGCGCTGGGTACCTACGAAAATGCCGAGGAGGCGCGCGCTGGTGCTGTCGAGGCAGCGCTCACGCCAGAGATCGATCTCGACGAGAAATCAGTGCTTGGTCGCTTTGCCCGTGTGCGCGAGCTGACCCGTGAAACCAAGGGCAAGGTCAACGCGCTCTCGCTCACCGGCGAAGCGAACAAGGCTGGACTTGATTACCGTCTGATCAACCCGAACGCGCCGGACTTCCCGGATTCCAAGATCAACCGTGCGGTGGACAACATCGTCGCCGAGTACAAGGCTTGGAAGAAGGACAAGGGCACGCAGTTGGTGTTCTGCGACATGAGCGTGCCGATCTCGGCGCGTGCCGCGCTGGCGAACAAGCCCAAGCGTGCCTACGTGCGCGACACAGACGGCTCTGTGATCCACAGGCGGGCGACGCTGCACTCGCTTGAAGGTGCCGAGGAACTGCCGTTCCTGATCGTCGAGGCGCGTGCGAAAACGAAGGACCGCCCGGCGGCGTTCGCCGTGTACGACGCCGCGACCGGGCACCTGATGGCAGATGACCAGCCGAGCCGAGCCGCCGCGAAGGAATGGGCGGAGTCTGCGCTGGCCGGAGCCGACGCGCGCGCGCGCTGGGTCAAAGACCGTGAAGCCTCTGGTGAGTTGCAACAGGAGGAGATCGACGAGTACAACGACGCCAACGAGATCGACACCGCAGAAGTTGAGGCGGTCACCCTACAGGACATTGCCGGCGTGAGCGCCTCGGCCGGCTTCAGCGTGTACGACGATATGCGGGCGAAGCTGATAAAAAACGGCATCCCGGAGCGGGAGATCGCCTTCATTCACGACTACAGTACACCGTCCGCCAAGGCTAAGCTGTTCGCGGCGGTGAACCGTGGCGACGTGCGCGTTCTGTTCGGCTCGACACCGAAGATGGGCGCCGGCACCAATGTGCAGGAACGCGCCGTCGCGCTGCACCACATCGACGCCCCGTGGAAGCCGTCCGACCTGGAACAGCGCGAAGGCCGCGTGATCCGACGTGGCAACAAGCTCTACGACCGCGATCCGGAAGGGTTCGAGGTCGGAATCTACCGCTACGCCACGGCGCAGACCTACGACGCTCGTCGCTGGCAGATCCTCGAACACAAGGCGCGCGGCATCGAGCAACTCCGCACCTTCGACGGCACCATCAACGAGATCGACGACATCGACGGCGAGGCGTCCAACGCCGCCGACATGAAGGCCGCAGCCTCGGGCGATCCTCTGATCCTGCGCGAGACCCAGCTCCGCAACGACGTGAAGCGGCTGGAGAACCTGGAAGCCGCGCATGCGGACAACGTCGTCGCTGCCCGCCGCGCCGCGCAGCGATCCAAGGAAGACGCCGAAAAGTACCTGCCGCGCAAGCTCAAAACAATCGAAACGATGCTGGCAGAGCGCCTGCCGGACACCAAGGAAGGCGTGCCGACCGGGAGCGCCGTGGGTGGCAAGAAAATTAGCGATCGCAAGGAGTTCACTCAGGCCATCGCGCGTGCTGTTGGAGAGATCGCCCGTGATGTGGTCCTTGGCCGCAACCCAGACGACCTCACCATCAAATGGCGCGGACTGTCGTTCGAAGTCACGGCCGGCGTCTTCGGTAGCGTGCATGTTGGCAACGACCTTGGCGACATTCTGAGCTTCGTCGCCAAGGAAGCGGACAGTTTCTCTGCCTCCGGTCTCATCACGCGCATGAACAATGCCGTCGATAGGCTGGATGCGCAGAAGACGAGTCTGACCGAACAGATCGAGGAGGCACGGACCAAGGCGGAGCGGTTCATCGAGGAAGCCGCCAAGCCATTCGCGGATGCAGAGAACCTAGCCAGCGCGCGTCGCGACTTCAAGTCCGTCCAGCGCCTGCTGCTCATGAAGGGCCCGGACCTGCAGGCTGCTGACAAGAAGACCCTAGACGCCGGACTGGAGACCCAGCGCGAGGCGCTGCGCAAGGCCGGGCTCGGCGACGCACTCGACGAAATGCTGGCAGCGCGGCGTGGTTCAGAGGGCATGTTCAGCCGCACCGACCCGGAAACCGGCAATGTGGTGCTATTCTCCCGCCACAACGAATCCACCGATCCGATCGAGAACCCGCTCAGTGTTCAGGAAGTCGAAGACGCCATTGCCGGAATCCGACTATCTAGCCGTGCCGGCTTGGCTCGGAACGGGGTCAAAGTCGTCGTCGTCCCAGACTACTCGGGCTTCCCGCCCAATGAGGACGGAAGCCCCCACACCTTCACCGCCGGATACATCCCCGGAACGTCTACCATTGCCATCGTGGCAATGCGTGTGCGGAACGCACGAAGCGCCCGCAAGGCGCTTATACATGAGATGGTGGGACACTTTGGCCTCAATCTTTTCCCGCCAAAGGTAAAGCAGGACATCCTTGATCGGATCAACCGGACCCGCGACGGCAAGGCGCTGTCAGGGGTGTGGAAGGAGATCAAGGCGCTGTACGCCGACAAGAGCGAAATCGAGCAGGCCGAGGAAGTCTTTGCGCGGATCGCCGAAGACACGCCGAGCAACATGCGCCTGTGGTGGGATCGGTTCATCGCCAACTTCCTGACACCGGCACTGCGCAAGCTGGGCCTTGTTGGGCCGATCACCAAGTCGGAACTGCGTGTGCTGGCCGCTGAGATTGCGCGGGGCATCCGCGAAGGGGCTGTGCAGCGGACGGCGGCGGATGGCTCCATGCTGGAGCAGAGGGTGTGGCACGGCACGCCGCATCGAGGCATCGAGCAGACCGGCTTCAAGCTCAACAAGATCGGTACGGGCGCAGGGGCGCAGGCGTATGGGTACGGCATGAACTTTGCCAGCCGTAGGGAGATTGCCGAGTGGTACGCAGAGAACGTCAGGACGGATGCGACCTTCGGTGCCCTGATCCTGTCGACGCCTGTTGAACAGAAGATTCGTGGCTGGATGCAGGAGGCGGACCGCAACGGCGACAGAATGGCGGCGGGGGTGTACGACGAACTGCTGGCCGGAGACCTCACGCCTGCTGTGCTTCGTCGGCAGTACGCAGATAGCCTGCGTGACGGTGAGATTGAGCAGTCGGAGCACGATCAGGCGGTTGCTGCCATTGAGCGCGCGGAGCAGTTGTTGGAGGGGCGCGGCCAGCTCTACCACGCTGAAATCCCCGAAGACTCCGACCTGTTGGATTGGGACAAGCCGCTGAGTGAGCAGCCGGAGAAGGTGCGGAAGGCGATAAAGGAGCGCGCTCCATTTGAGGCGCTGGACTTCATGAGTGGCTGGGACATCTACGACGCCGCCAGTGCGTACTCGGCGTCTGAGAAGGCTGGCCGTTACGTCGTCGATGGCAAAGACCCGCAGGCTGGCTCGGCGCTACTCAACTCCATCGGCATCCCCGGCCTACGCTACCTGGACGGTAACAGCCGCCGCGATGGCAAAGGCAGTCACAACTATGTGATCTGGGACGAAGCCCTTTTGACGCCAGAGAAGGCGCAGATCACGCCGTACTACTCGCGCGCGGAGAACAACAAATCCAGCTTTCTCACCAGCGCCGCCGACGTGCAGGCTGCCGTCCGCAATGTGCTGGACACTTGGAAGGGCGACAAGCCGGTGGTGCGGTTAGTGCGGTCAGTGGCCGAGGCTCGCAAGCAGGGCGCGAATCTGCCCGCCGATGCGCCGAGCGACGTAGAAGGCTGGTGGGATGGCGGCTCAACCGTCTGGATCGTGGCCGGCAACAACCGTGACGTGGCTCGCGCCCTGGAAACCCTGAGCCATGAGGCCATCGGCCACTATGGCATCGAGCGGGTGATGGGCAAGGAAGCCTGGGCACGATTGGTGGCTGACGTGAAGCGATTGCGCGGACTCAAGCAATCCGATGTGTCGCCGAAGATTTGGAAGGCGCTGCAATCTGCCGAGCGGCGCTATGGCAATGAGTCTGCCGAGACCTTCGCCAAGGAGTTCTTGGCGATCATGGCCGAGCAGGGTATTCGCTCAGGCCTAACCATGCGCGTGGTGGCGAAGATTCGCCAGTTCCTTGCCAAGCTCGGTATCCCCATGAACATCAGCAAGGCGTTCCGTGAGGCGGAATTGCTGGATGCGCTGTACCGTGGACGCAAGCGGGTGACGCAGGCGCCACGCGGTCAGGCTGCCTCAACGGGGCGTCCGGCGCGCGAGATGGCGTTCTCTCAATCCACGCCGACCTTCTACAGCGCCATGCTTGATGCTGTGAGCAAGGCGCAAGGCGTGCCGAAGAAGGGTGGCGATGCTGCATTCTGGAAGGGCTGGATGGATGGTGCGATTCGCCGTGGTGAGATGAAGCAGGCCGAACGTGACTGGCTTGGTGTGGATGACTGGCTGGCAAAGCAGGACGGCGCTGTGGCGCGCGATCATCTGACCGACTTCATCCGCGCCAATCAGGTGCAGGTGCAGGATGTTGTGCTGGGCGACAACGATGCAGTTGAAGCCGAGGTCGAGGCGTGGTGGAACGACGAGAGCGGCGCGAACGAGGAAACGCCCTACAGTGAACTGACCGATGCCGAGCGGCGCGATGCCCGCGAACGCTATCGTGACGAGGTTGCCCAGTACGCAGAGGGCGGGCCAGATACCAAGTTCGGCCAGTACCAACTCCCCGGCGGCGAGAACTACCGCGAGCTGCTGCTGACGTTGCCCGTTCAAGAGTTAAAAGCTGGCGACAAACTTGGTGGTGGAACGGTCAACTGGAAGAATGCAGACGGCTCCTACAATGTAACCATGCCCGATGGCTCCAAGCGAGTTATTGGTAACGATACTCGACAAGGTGTTTATCGCTCCAACCACTTCGACCAGCCCAACATCCTCGCCCACGTCCGCTTCAACGAGCGCACCGATGCGGATGGGAAGAAGGTGCTGTTCCTCGAGGAGATTCAGAGCGACTGGCACCAGGCGGGGCGGAAGCAGGGATATGCGCGAGCAGACAGGCCTGACGCCGAGGTGTTGAAGCTGTTGGAGGACGCCGGCTATACGGCTTCCCACAACGGCACAAATTGGGTGGTGACATCGAAGGATGGCTCGCCCGTGACGAACAAGCTGGCCGGCGGTAGCGCCCCAAATCAGTTCGCCGCAAATCTCGCGCAGGTTGCGCAGATGGTGCTCGGCCGGCGAGATTTACGCGCGGCGCTTGGCGCAGTCCCCGACGCCCCATTCAAGGCCACCGACGAGTGGGCCATGCTCGCGTTCAAGCGCATGGTACGCATGGCCGCAGAGAACGGCTTTGACCGGATCGCCTGGGCCACGGGCGAGCAGCAGGCCGAGCGGTATGACCTGAGCAAGCAGGTAGATGCGATCCGGTTGGATGGCGACTTCGATCAATCCATCGAGGTTAGCGTTGCGCGTGACGGCGAAGGCTTCGAACACATCCGCAGCACGACGAAGGAGGGGCTTGCGGAGATTGTCGGGAAGGAGATCGCAGACAAGGCGATCAATGGCGGGCAGCGCGAGTTCCGAGGCGTTGACCTGAAAGTCGGCGGCTCCGGCATGCGCGGCTTCTACGACAAGATCCTGCCGTCCGCCGTGAACAAGTGGGCCAAGCCGTTTGGTGCAAGGGCTGGAAGTACGCGCCTTGTCGGCAGTTCGACCACAGCAGAGCTTGAATCTGCCGCTGCCGCCAGCGGATATTCGAGGGCCGAACTTGACGCCATGCCGGCCTCAGATCGCATCAAGGCGGTTGAGGCAAAGCTGAAACCTGTCCATGCCATCGACCTGACACCGAAGATGCGTGACGCTGCGCTGGCTGGGCAGCCGATGTTCAGCCGCAAAGACGATGCCACGAAAATGCCATCCGGCGTCGGCAATCTGTCTCAGGATCAACTGGACGTGCTGCGCCAGCTCGGCCTACTCTCGCAGGAACAGGAAGCCGACCTCTCCGGTCGAGAACAGGGCAACCGCGATGAGCGACCAATCAACGAATGGGGCGAACGGATCACCACCGAACAGGACAAGGCCGCGTACCTTCGCCTATGGGGGCGGCCCTATGGCGAGCTACCCGATGGCGCGTCGCCTGAGTCTTCCGCCGCTGTCGGAGCGGAATCACGCCCTCTTGAGCGCGTGGTTCGCAGACTTTCGGAATCCGCGACGCGAGAGCTTGGAGGCGTACATGACGCGGCACGGGATTTCTCTGTACGACTAGGGCCGTTCTCAGGCTACCAGACTCGCGCCAGGGTCAAGAATCAAGGCATGCCGCAAGAGGCTTTGGTGGTTGAGGTGTTCGGCAAAGAGCAGGTCGAGGCCGGAGTGAACGAGGAGCCTGCACTGACGTGGACGATTCACGTTGGCACGGGCGAAATGGATGTGAACGGGCCGAACCCGGATCGCGCTACGTTCCGCGCCTTCCATAAGCGCGGCTGGGCCGATCATGCGCGCGGGCAGGATGGCGAAGTTGCGGCGGGCTGGACGGCGCTGCGCAATCCGGACGGAAGTGCATCACTGCCGATGGGGCAGATTCTTCCCATGCTGGCGGATGTTCATGCCCGCTACCGGGCGCTCCGCAAGGAAGATCGCGTCGGCCTGCACTGGTCGCGTATCACCGGGGCCACGGGCGGCATGGCCGGCCGTGAGGCTGCCGTGTTTTTCTCCCGCCCAGACCCCACCCCATCCAACCCAACCGGCTCGCCGCTGGTTGGCAACGAGCCGGCCATCGTCAGCAACTTCGAGAAGCTGCTTCGCCCAGGCAAGGCCGTGGTGCAGGCCGCCAAGAACCTGTTGGAACAGTTCCGACCGGTGTGGCTGGGTGCGTTCACGCTGGATCAGTTGGTGGAACTTGCTGGCAAGCGTCTGCCGCAGATCAAGCACTACGCCGACATCTTGCAGGAGCTGGACGTCGATCGGAACGTGATGCAGGAGGAGGCGGGCACATTTGCCGACGAGTGGCAGAAGTGGGCCGCCAAGCACCGGGAGGACAGCATCGCGCTGAACGACCTGATGCACGAGGCCACCATTGCCGGCACGGATCCGGCTAAGGACTTTGCGCCGTTGCCGATCATGTTCGGTGGACAGAAGCTGGAAGCCAACAAGGAGAACGTGAAACAGGTGTTGCTGGCCATCCGTGAACAGATGCGTGGACGTGCGGGTGACTCCAAGCGCGAGATGCTGGCACGGGCCAAGGAAGTGCGCGGACTCATCAAGCGCAACGCCCGGCGCGAGAAGGACCACAAGACCCTGCAAGAGCAATGGCAGGCACTCAGCCCGGAAGCCCAAGCCATGTACCGCCGGGCGCGGGACATGTACGCCAAGCGCCGAGATCAGCGCGAAGCCGCGTTGAAGCAGCGCATCCGTGACATGGACATGGACGACCGGCGCAAGCAGTCCACCATCGCCAAGATTCAGGCGATGTTCGAGGCCCAGCGGGTGCAGGCGCCGTATTTCCCCTTGCAGCGACAGGGTGATTTCTGGATTTCCGCCGAAAGCCCGGAAGGCGAGCCGACCTACATCATGCGTGAGAAGGTGGGCGAGTGGCAGAAGGAGATCGATGCACTCAAGGCGGCAGGCTTCAAGATCAAGGCCACCGGGCGCAAGGGTGAGAAGGCGCGCTTGCTGGAAGGTGCGAGTGCGAAGTTCATCACCGAGGTGATCCAGCACCTACAGAAGACCGGCGCACCGATACAGGCGCAGGACGACATTTACCAAATGTACCTGCAATCCCTGCCGGAAATGAGTCAGCGCAAGCACTCGATCCACCGCAAGGCGGTTTCAGGCTATGGGCAGGATGCGATCCGCAACTTCGCCAGCAACATGCTGCACGAGGCCCATCAGATTGCGCGCTTGAAGTATTCGCACCAGCTCGAAGGCTTTGTGAACCGGGCCGAAAAGCACAACAATGCTGTGCGCAAGCATGGCGACGCCGACCCGAAGCAGATTGCAGCGGCCGACGCGATGTTGAGCGAGCTGAAGAAGCGGCACGAGTGGATCATGAACCCGTCCAACTCCCGCGCGGCCAGCACGGCCACCAGCCTGGGGTTCGTCTACTACCTGGGCCTGACCCCGGCCACCGCGCTGGTGAACCTGACGCAGGTGGTGCAGACCACGCTCCCGCACTTGTCGGCCCATCCAGACATCGGGCTGGCCAAGGCCAGCACCCTGCTGACATCGGCGATGAAGGACGCGCTGCGCACCGGCGGCAACATCGGCAAGACCCTGACCAAACCGGAAGAACGCCGGGCATACAGGATGCTGGTGGACCGCGGCGCGCTGGACAAGAGCCTGGCCCACAACCTGGCGGGCCTGAGCGGAGGAGACTCGACCAAGTACAACCCAGCCTATGCAAAGGCGATGGAGATCATCGCCTTCATGTTCCACAAGGCCGAGGTGGTGAACCGTGAGGCCACCGGCATGGCCGCATTCCGGGCCATGCGCCTGGCCGGCAAGAGCTTCGATGAAGCCGTGCAGTTCGCGACGGATGCGATCTGGAAGACACACTTCAACTACGGAAATTCGAATCGCCCGCGCTGGATGCAGTCGGACACCGCCAAGGTGTTGTTCCTGTTCAAGCAGTACAGCCAGAACATGACCTGGTTCCTGGGCCGCAACGCCTACCAAGCCCTGAAGGGCGAGACCAAGGCCGTGCGCCGGCAGGCGCTCAAGACCCTGTCCGGCACCCTGGGCATGACCGGGATCATGGCCGGCGCCATGGGCATGCCGTTGTTGCCCATCGTGTTCACGGTGCTCAATGCCGTTGCCGCCAGTTTCGGAGACGATGACGACTATTTCGACGCTGAAACCGAGCTGCGCAACTTCCTGGCCGACGTGCTGGGCCAGCGTGGTGGCCGGATCGTGACTGAGGGCGTGGTGAACGAACTGACCGGTGCGAACATTGCGGGCCGCGTTGGACTGTCGGACATGTGGGTTCGTGAGCCAAACCGCGAACTGGAAGGCCGTGACTCCTTCGCCTACTACTTGGAACAGTTGGCCGGCCCGGTGTTCGGCATGGGCAAGAACCTGTTCGTCGGCAAGCAACTGATGGACGAAGGCCACCTCATGCGCGGTTGGGAAACAATCCTGCCCAAGGCGTTTCGCGATGGTCTCAAAGCGTTCCGATTCGGCACCGAGGGCGTGAACACCTTGCGTGGTGACCCGGTGATCGAGGGCGTGAGTCCGTGGCAACTGGCGACGCAGGCGTCCGGCTTCTCACTCGCTGAGGCGTCGGCCCAGTATGAGGCGAACAACGCTGCCATGAAGTTCGAGACGCATGTGATCGGGCGCAGGCAGGCATTGATGGATGCCTACGCCATGGCGCTTCGCATGAATGACCTACAGGCTCATGCCAAGGTGCTCGATGGCATCCGGCGGTTCAACGCCAAATACCCGGAGCTTGGAATCAAAGCCAGCACGTTGCGTAACTCGTTGCGGGCGCGGCAGCGGTATTCGGACAGATCGCAGGGCGGGGTGGTACTCAATCCGAATCTGGCGGATCGATCGCGTGAGCAAGCGCGCTTCGGGGCAGGTTCGCCATGATGCAGGTTGAGGCCGAGCCACGCCGATTTGTGAAGAAGTCCGAATGGGCCGATGCCCAGGCGATGGACTTGCAGCAGCGGGCATTGCAGGTGCTGTGGGCGTCATCCGACTCCACCCGCAGTGCCGCCCGCAAGTTCGACGCAGTGCGGCGGCTGGAGGACGAGGCCAGTAGGTTTCGCAGCATTGCACAGGCATTGCGCCGGCGGGGGAAGTGA